GAATAAAAGCGATGAAGACTAGACATAATTTCAACAAAGACCTAAGAATGGACTTGGCATGCAGAAGAAACGACTATTTCAGACCTGTATTTTCATATATCCATTTTAAAGATGGTTACGCTTATGCATGCGATACACATATCTTGGTAAAAAACAAGTTATCCGAATGTTCCACATTCACCGATGAAGAAATAGAAAAGCTCGATGGTAAGTTTATAGGCTCAAAAGCCTACAAGTCTATCCTCTCTTACGATATGGTACAAGTTACGGACATGGGGTTTGAATGTATATTGTGTGACAATCAAAAAGTTATATACCCATTCTCCGAAGTCTATAAATACCCTGAAATGGAGAATGTAATTTCAGAACATCTAAAAGAGAGCACAGAAGGAATCACAAAGTTACGGATAGATCCTTCGTTCTTATCCAAGATCGAAAAAGCTCTATTCAATTTTGAGTACGCATATATGCAGCTTTCGGAAGGCAATAAATCTTTGCTCGTTAAAAGCAAAGACAGCGATAGTATCGGAATCATTATGCTAAAATCAATATAGATTAAATACGAATCATTATGTTTTACGAAATCAAATTGAAAGTAGAAAAAGAGAACAGCAAAGGAGAGATGAAAGAAGTCATCGAACACTTCATCACCGATGTAGTACTGTTCGCCGAGGCCGAGAAAAAAGGACTTGAACAGTACAACGGAAATTGCGATGTATTCTCTATCACCCGCTCGAATGTTGTCGAGATAGTCAACGAGAAGGAAGAAGGCAAGCCTTTCTACAAGGCCACGTTGATAGACATATTCATCGATGACAACGGCAATGAAAAGGAAACGAAGTACTACAACCTCGTTTGCGCCAAAGACATCACCGAAGCCAACCGCCTTATGCAAGAACACATGAGACAAGGCCTTAACGATATGCGGTTGGACGGAATTGTGAAAACCAAAATCATAGACCTGATATAGGAGCATAATGTGAGACATTCCCGCAAGCAGAACCGGGTACGTGGTCGAGCACCATACGGAGGAAGGAACTGCGGGGAGAAATAAGCCATAAGTGTTTTAGGTGGTATCGGCAGTGTCGGAATTGGTATACGATAAAGTGTAGCTCTTATAGATAGGTTGGCAATGGCACAGCTTGTAGAGGCGTAGCCGTAAAATAAAAATTACCGCTTGACAATTCTCCTCCGAGTTTAGGCATACGAAAGTATCGCACGGTGAGCGCAACCTCACAAATTAAAACTACTAAGTGAAAGTCTTAGGAAAACTCCTATCATGCGGGTTCGAGTCCCGCCTGCCGAACAAAAAGAGAAAGATATGCAATTAAAAGTCTTTACAGCATTCAGCGGATATGACAGCCAGTGCATGGCACTCGACCGGCTCGGAATCGGTTACGATCTGGTCGGCTGGTCGGAAATCGACAAGTACGCCATACAAGCCCATAATGCCGTATATCCTCAATACCGAGATAGGAATTTCGGGGACATATGCCATATAGACTGGGCAAAAGTTCCCGACTTCGACCTGTTCACATATTCTTTCCCCTGCACGGACATTTCAACGGCCGGAAAGCAGGCAGGATTGGAGAAAGGCAGCGGGACACGCAGCAGCCTGTTATGGGAATGCGAGAAAGCGATAGAGACCAAGATGCCGAAATACCTGCTCATGGAAAATGTAAAGTCCCTTACCGGAAGGAAATACAAGTGTTTTTTATCGGCATGGGAACAATACCTTTCCCAATTAGGGTACACGAACCATACGAAGGTTCTGAATGCGAAAGACTATGGCATTCCCCATAACAGGGAAAGAGTATTCATGATTTCGATACGAGACTCGGAATCGTATTATTTTCCGGAATCCTTACCCATTGAAAAGAGATTGAGGGACATTCTCGAATGCGACGTGGACGAAAAGTATTTTTTGAGCGAGAAAATGATAAAAGGTTTCATAAGACACAACATCGCTCACGTAAAAAAAGGAACAGGCTTTTTATGGTTGCCTAAAACAAGTGATGGCACAGCCAATTGTCTGAGAGCTAACGGAGCATTAAGTCCGACCGACAATTCGATAATCGTGGGGGAATATTCGGAACCCGAGATAATACAACGCAGCAGAGGATTCAACAAAGGAGGGACATACACGATATGCCCTGCGATAACAAGCAACTCGTGGCAGGAAAATAACTTTCTGTGTCTGGAAAAGATAAGAAGGCTGACACCGAGAGAATGTTTCCGGTTAATGGGTGTCAGCGAATCGGATATAAACAAGATTCAAAATGCGGGAATAAGCGACAGTCGGCAATATGTGATGGCAGGTAACAGTATCGTCGTAGATGTCCTTTTCCACATATTCCGAAAACTGTTCACGGACAAATCATGCGAATCGATACAAAAGAAACTTTTCTGATAAAAAGACAAAATATAATGGAAGAACAGGCCACATACAACAGAAAAATAAAATACGATGTAGTGATAGGGATAGACCCCGACGTGGAGCGTAGCGGACTTGCCATAATAGGACTGTACGATATGAAGCTGACGGTTAACAGCCACCCGTTCCCGGAGTTGTTGGAAATCGTCCGTTCGGTGGCATTCGAAGGTGCGGAACTCGGCCATGCCACCGTGGTGTATGTCGAGGCAGGTTGGAAAAACAAATCCAACTGGCACTTGTCACCGAAAGACACACGGGCGAGCGCAGCCAAGAAAGGCGAGCATGTAGGTCGCAACCAAGAGACCGGTCGCAAGATAGTCGAAATGCTGAGGCATTACGGAATACAAGTCATGGAGCAATCCCCATTGCGCAAGTGCTGGCAAGGGAAAGACGGCAAGATCACCCATGAAGAATTGAAGCGGTTGTGCCAGATGAGCGGGATAGATTTTAACAGCCCCCGCAGCAACCAAGAAGAAAGGGACTCTGCCCTGCTTGCTATCACCTGCTCCGGATTGCCCATTAAATACAAGGTTGTCGAATCTGAAATAAACAAATGATATGACAGCAGAAGAATTTATAAACTCTACCGTTTGCCGGCAACAAAGGCGTAAAAAATATTCCGTTTTCCGGCAACATTTTATATTAAAATATTCCACACAACTAAAATTAAAGCTATGAAGTACAAAGTTGGCGACAAAGTTCAAATTAAAAGCGAAGAATGGATTTATAACAATGTTGGAATACCACATGTTTTAGCATATTTGTTGGAATATGCTGGCAAATATGCTAAAATAACTCGTGTATCTAAATCAGATAATCCAAAATATAGAATAGATATAGACTATGGAGAATTTGAGTGGTTTGATCTTCTTTTTGAAGAAAATACTATTGCAGAAACACCTACATTGCAAGACATTTCCAAAACAATACGAGAACAAAATCTTGGCGTATCGGTGAAAGAAGAGGAAGGAAAGCTCATCATCGAGCCGCTTAAAGTGGAACATGACCTACCTGTTGATACCCCGGTGATGGTAAAAATGCCAAACGACGAATGGAAACTTGCTTATTATGCAGGAGAACTTAAAACACAATCAGGGGAAATTCTTAAATCAACATGGGTAAGAGGATATAAAAGCGGACAAGGATTTGGTTCCATAAGCCAAACGCACATCATTCCTTTCGACAAGTTCGACCCGAACAACATCGAGGAAAGTCTTAAACATAACATTGTGAAGCCATGATTATAGCCAAGCAAGTTATATCCTCCATTATCGAGGAAAAGAAAAAGAATAACAAGGACCCTCCATAGCGAGCTTTACTGAAATACAGTCAGTGGTTATCCAGTCACTCAAATCCGAGATAAACGGGCTATGCAAAACCGGTGAGATTGACAAGTACAAGACCCTGAACGGGTGGGCATTCACTATCAATATTGAGAATAAATGAAAGACAGCTTTTTGATTTATAAATCATTTTATAAACCCATATCGAGATTATCGGACAAACAACTGGGCAGGCTGTTTCGAGCAATATTCAAATATCAACTTGGCGAGGAGGTTACGGTAGAGGAGGACATTGAAATGGCATTTGAGTTTTTCAAGAATCAATTCGAGATAGATGAACTCAAATATCAGGGCATTGTCGAGAGAAACCGGAACAACGGGCGTAAAGGAGGTAATGACAAAAACTCTGAAACGGTTAAATCAAAGTCCAGTGGGAGCCAAACGAGCCACTCGACCCCAAATAACCCAGTGGGAGCCAAACGAGCCAGTGGGGGCTTAAATGATAATGATAATGAAAATGATAATGATAATGATTTAAAAGAAACTTCTCTATCGAGAAGCAAAGAAAAAGAAGAAGATTTTGGCAAAGACGTTGACAAGCCACTGACAGAACTGAGTGAAGAACTACTCTCAAATCAAACGTGGATAGAAACGCTATCGATGAACAACCACATCGACGAGAGCGAATCGAGATTATATATCGAGGCATATATCCGTAAACTTCAAAACGAGGGTATTGCAAGAAAAAGCGTCAGCGATGCACAACAACACTTTGCCCGCTGGTTAAGAATCGAACTAAAACGAGCACGAGATGAGCAATCCGGAATCCATCAAAAACCTAATTCCAAGACCAAACAGGAGCGATATGCAGAGTTTGCAAAAGCCATCGCCACCAAGCTGGCAACGGGAGATACTGGCAACTTACAAGACGGGGGAGAATCTGCTCTACCTTTTTAGCCCAGACAAGCAGACGGAATACTGCAAAAACGAGGAGCGTTGTTTCACCGGACATGCACCGAGTATTGCAAGAGTTGCCCGGACATTTGGAGATAGCGTAGCTGAATCATGGTTGTCTATACAGCTCTTTGAACTCGCTGAATTTTCAAAAGTTCGAAATGGCATGGAACCAGCAGATTTTATCGAACTGGCACGGACAATTATCTCCGGCTATGGTGATTTCAAGCTCACCGAGTTCATGGTATTCTTCCTGCGATTCAAACAAGACAAATACGATCAATTTTTCGGCACTTTTACTCCGGGTACAGTAACAAGGTCATTGATAAAATTTAATTCCGACAGAAAGGAACTATTGCGGTTCTATGAAGACAAAAAAAGGCAGGAGGAAAGGAAACGGGAATGGGAGCTGCGTGAAAAGGAGAAAGCGACACCCGTGCAGATTCAAGAAATTATCGACAAATACAGCAAAAAGGAAAGTTAAGTATGAAAGACATAGAGCTTTACAACGACTCATTCCAGAATTATAAAGTCTATGGTCTGCCAAAAGCGCAGCTGATTATAGCAGATGTGCCGTATTGTTACGACACTGAAACGGAGTGCTTCACAAGAAACGGTTGGAAAAAATATACTGATATTCTACCAGAAGAAGAAGTACTGTCACTTAATCATCAAACACAAAGAATGGAATATAGCGGCATCGCAAATATTATAGTGAGAGATAATGATGAGGACATGATACAATTCAAAAACCAAAACATTGACTTGTTTGTATCTGCAAATCATAGGTGCTATACTGTTGAAAAGTTTACACCCAATTTAAAATTTGGAGAACGTATCCGAAACAGAAAACGTATAAACACTGAAAACATACGGCTTGCTAAAAATATTACTGCGGCTTCATCTGTACCACGGTCTGGATATATTTGGACTGATTTCACGGATTGCGATATAGTGGTTATCCCGGGAGTAGAGATAAAACATAATGGGAAAACACTAAATTCGCACACCACCGAAGATGTCGTTATAAATACTATTGATTGGTTACGCTTCTTTGGCTTATATCTCGCTGACGGTTCTTATTCAAGATGTAGCGGTTCAGGTTACACAGTAAGTATCAAACAACACAATCGTGATCGTGATAAAGTCCGCAAGATACTAAGCAATCTACCATTCAAATTTTCAGAATCCCAAAACAAAGGTAGAGATAGTGCAAACTATAATATCTACTCAAAACAACTGTATTGCTATCTTGAACAATTTGGCAGAAGTGCTGATAAGTTTATACCACGTTGGATATTGGATTTGCCTACGGATAAACTAAAAATATTTTGGGAGTCTTATACGTTTGGAGATAGTTCGCAGAATGGTCCGGGGATAAGAATTAGTTCTATTTCTAAAAAACTAATCTTGGGATTGCAGGAGGTGGCTTTAAAATTAGGGACACTATGTCAAATATATACAAAGCGGATAAACAGTGGTGATTTGTACCAGTTTCAATATAACCCATTATCTCGCAATATAAAATACGGCAACAAAAAAGTTGTTGCAGATTATACAGGTAAAGTATGGTGCTTAACACTAAAAAAGAATAGCGTATTTTTAGTACGCAGAAATGGCTCCATTTGTTTTAGCGGAAACTGCTTAGGAGACAACGCCTACGCCAGCAACCCCGCATGGTATATCGACGGCGACAACAAGAACGGCGAGAGCGCATTGGCAGGCAAACAATTTTTCTCGTCCGACAGCGAGTTTCGTCCGGCAGAGTTCATGCACTTCTGTTCCAAAATGCTCGTCAAGGAACCGAAAGAAGCCGGCAAATCCCCCTGCATGATACTGTTCTGCGAGTATGAACAACAGTTCAAATTCATAGAGTTAGGCCGCAAATACGGACTCATGCACTACATACCGCTGGTTTTCCGCAAGGACTTCTCGGCGCAAGTGTTGAAAGCAAACATGAAGGTCGTCGGCAACTGCGAATACGGTCTTATCCTTTATCGTGACAAGTTGCCCAAATTCAACAACAACGGGAGAATGATTTTCAACTGCTTCGACTGGGTGAGGGACAACACCACGCCCAAATGCCACCCTTGCCAGAAACCTGTCCCGCTTCTCAAACGGTTGATAGAGATATTCACGGACAAGGGCGATGTTGTCATTGACCCGTGCGCAGGAAGCGGCACGACCCTGTATGCGGCAGCCTCATTGGGAAGAAAGGCATATGGTTTCGAGGTCAACAAGCAATTTTATAACGACGCAAATGAAAAGGTCTTGAAAAGAATACAAGTCAGTTTATTTCAATAAATTATAAAAATCATACAGATATGGGAGAAATAGAACTTATGAAAGGAGGAGAGCAATGAGAAAAACGATATTAGATGCCTGTTGTGGGGGAAAGATGTTCTACTTCGACAAACATGACGAAAGAGTTCTTTTTCAAGATATTCGAAAGGTATCTACTCATTTATGCGATGGTAGATCATTTGAAGTAAATCCCGACATACAAGCCGACTTTACAAATATGCCCTATGAGGATAAATCTTTTTCGATGGTAGTTTTCGATCCGCCTCACTTATTAAGGAATGCTGGAAAGTCAAAGATGGCAGATATGTACGGAAGTTTGAACGAAAAAGCATCGCCAACAGGCTACCAACAAATTAAATACGGAGCTCTGTATTCAGATTGGCGTGATATGCTGGCAAAGGGATTTAAAGAATGTTTTCGAGTCCTGAAACCCGGAGGATTTTTGATTTTCAAATGGAACGAGACCGACATCAAAGTGTCGGAAGTTCTCAAACTCACACCTGAAAAACCAATATTCGGGCATATATCCGGCAAACGATCTAATACACACTGGATTTGTTTCATGAAAGATTTTATAAAATCGATTGGCAATGAATAAGCATTCAGCGAAAAGGATAAGTAAGGGACATTATATTTATCGTGGATACAAAGTTTATTGTATCGGCTATTATCCACCTGAAAATCGTATAGTATGGGAAGCCGTAGACCATGACGGAAGCGGTTTTGCACACTCATTTTCATTACGTGATACAAAAATGTTGATTGATATAGACTTAAAAAGAAAAGAATATGACAGTACAAGAATTGATTGACGAACTCATGAAAGTGAAAGATAAATCAACCCCCGTATTTTATGTACATGATATTTCAGATTATCAATTACATAGAGAAATTATAGAGAAACCATATTATGTCGAAGATATAAATGGGACCAATCCAGAAATTTGGTTAATTACAAATGGGGATTAATTATGGAAATAAATAAAATAGAGGCATTTGATTATATGCTCCACCTTTTTGAAGAGTGGCGGGATAATCATGAAACGATTAAGGGCAAGCCGTTTCCTAAACTTACAGCCATGAAACTGCTGTTTTTGGCTGCTGCTCCTAAGAAAGATGGAGGCGATGACCTTTTGGATATATTCGATAATTTCTATGCTATGCCTTATGGCCCGGTGGAGAGTGATGTATATAATGCAATGTGCGAAGATAAACTTCCTTCGTTTTCGGTTAAATATCGTAGTATTGAACCAAGAGAAGGTGCGGAACCATATAACGCAAAAAGATATAATGACAAATTTTATCACAGAGTAAGAAATGCTGTAAATGACCTGAAAGAGAAAAACGAAAAATTGGTATTACTAAATGCTTTTGAACTAGTAGAGATTACTCATAGATGGTCTAGTTGGAATCGGGCGATGGATTTTGCTGAATTTATGAAGCAATTGAGTGCCAAGATGTCTATTGATTCTATTAGGGATTCAAGCAAGATATTCGATTTAAAATGAAATATAATCATGGAAGGAAAAGAAGTAGGAGTAGAGATGAAAGGGAATGCCTGTACATTCCCATAGAAAGCGAAATCACGCACTTTTCTTATCGCACACCAAGAACGAAAAGTATTTAGACCTTTTAGGGTAAATCTTTTTACCGTTCTTGATGATATAACGGCAGAATATGCGGATTTTCCCACTTTCATTTTGAACTTGATCTTTCACATTAACACCTCCTTTCCGTTTTGCCTGCCGACCTGTATCGACAAGCTATAAGTTGCACCCTGTCAAGTGCAACTAAAAAAAGCCCAAAGTTACAGGACATTGGGCTTAATGTCTTTCTCACACGAGAATGGACAAGATGATGGCGAATGACAGTTCGCCGGATCGGAGGTGTTAATGTTCCGAATCAAGTTCGATGCAAATATACTTCGATATTTAGTTATCAAATATCAAATTAACTCTTTTAACAGTTTAGTTAACATTGTTGTATTATGAGTAAAAAGAAAATCTACATCTCCCTACCCATTACCGGCAGGGACTTCGATGAAGTGGAAAGTGAAATACTATACGTTTCGGGAGTCCTCGAAATGAAAGGATACCGTGTCGTCACACCGATAGACTTCGATGTAAACCCCGATTTGGACAAACCCTATCATGAACTTCTGGGAAACGATATAAAGGCACTTATGGAATGCGATGCGATATGCCTTTGCCCCTGTTGGGAAAAATCCAAAGGCTGCCAGTTAGAACATTTCGTGGCCCAACTATGGGATAAGGAGATAATAGAATTTGAACGATTAAAATACAGTAAGATATGGAAAGAAAAGTAGGAGAAATATTTGAGTACAACGGAGAATGGTATCAGTGTATTCATACAAAATCTCTTGGATGTGAGAATTGTGATTTAGCTACCAAGAGTGATATTCATTGTAGTGATGTATTTGAGATAAGAGGAGAATGTTTATCATGTTATAGAAAAGATGGTAAATCTGTAATCTTCAAGAAACTTGAAAAGGTCGGAGAGCCTTTTGTTTATGAGGGTAAAGTACTTCAAAGATTGAGGTCTATTGATGGATACTCATGTGTGCACTGTTTGTTTAAAGAGCAAGCATGTAATTTTGACTCCTGTGATAAAGACTCATTTTTAGTAGAAACCGAATTAAAATTAGAAAATATGGAAGAAAAGAAATTGAATCTAAAACCCTTTGACTTCGAAGCAGCCAAAGCCGGTAAACCTGTATGTACTCGTGATGGTAGAAAGGCAAGGATTATTTGCTTTGATACTATTAACAAAGGTAATTATCCAATTATAGCATTATTGGAAGATAAAGGATGTGAAGCTATATTCTATTACAACAAAGATGGAAAATGTAATGTTGGAACTGAAAGAGACCTCATGATGCTCCCCGAAAAGAAAGAGGGGTGGGTGAATGTATATAAATCATATAATGTAGGAAAGAAAACCCCTTGCATAGCAAGTATTTACCCGACCAAAGAGGAAGCAAAAAAATCTTCCGTAGTAGGACTTGACTATGTTGATACCGTTAAAATCGAGTGGGAGGAGTAACTATGACGTGGGCTATAATATACTGCATATTCAGTGTGATAATAGTTTCAGCCATTCTAATTAAAATCAAATGGAATGACAAATGTACTATTGGGGATTTATTATGGGCCCTCTTTCTTATAATTCTTAGTCCAGCATCCCTGATAGTAATTATTATATGTGAATTGATTGAAAAAGGATTCTTCAAAAAAAGTTTATAATAAACTATGTGGATAGCAAGGGACGAAAGTGGAAAATTGTTTATGTACTCGACTAAACCAGTTAAACGTAAGTATACATGGGGATTTAGAGACAAAAATACTACTGTTGTTGTATTAAGTGACAGTTTATTCCCAGAAGTAAAATGGGAAGACAAAGAACCAAGAGAGTTGATATTGAAATAATTATTTAAAACAAGTAAATCATGGACATCGAAATATTGAAAGAGGAGTACAGCCGGAAGATGGAGAAGGCTCTGAGAAGGGGCGACTTCGCTCTGTTTGACAACTTACGAAGGCAATACGACCGGCTACTACAAACCCGTGAGCAAGTCACGGCAAAAACAATCACCGACACCATGAGCAAAGAGGACAAAGATAAATGTAATCGCCTCCTGAGAAAAATCCCAGTGTTGGCGGACATTGCAGAATCCTCCGCCGTCGATTTACTTTCGCTACTGAAAAAATATGACGGCACTGTTACCCTCCCTATGCTGGAAGAACTGCGGTCGTTCAACCACATCGCCCGTGACCTGCGATCCATCATAGACCGTGTAGGCGACGAATCTTTTGCCATTTCCTTTGGAGATACATGTGACAGGGTGAACGAAAAAATCGAAAGCATATTTGATGAAAATTAGGAGTAAAATATGAGTTATAAAAAATTATTTGAAACATGATTGAGAGTATATACAAGTCATATCCTTTCTGCGAAAATTGGGAGAAGAAACATTGCAAGAGTGTCATTGAGGAAGCCTATCAGTGGGGTGAACAACTCAAAAAGAAAAATATTAAGCAAAAAATTAATACAAGAATAAACATGATGAGATTTTATAATGGGACGAAGCAGGATATAAATGGGAACTTAAAAGTTACCAAAAGTTAAACTCCTGATTATGAGCAAAATAAGGCTGTAAATATTTGGTTAACTCGCTGATAATGAGTATCTTTACAATACTAAAACAAACCAATATTACTAATAATTAAAAGACAAGAACGATGAAATACCAAGTATCAAAGAAAGGTTCAAGTGTAACATTTAAGTTTGAAACATACGAAGAAGCAGTTGATTTTTGCAACACAATGATTTTTTTTGGAAAATGCAAGAGGCGCAGAATATCCAGAACTTACAATAAGTGAAATAAAATAAGATATATTACATAAGAGCAATGAAAACATTTGATTTTTATCAGGACCGCAAAGTAACATGTTGGGAGCGTACTCAGTTTTCTATCGAAGCAGAAAGTTATAAAGAAGCGTTAGAAATAATAAAATCATGGGAAGGTGAAGATGTACTTTGTTTTGAAGATGACAAGCAGATAATGGTTACAGACGGAGAAACTTTATATGAAACATCAGAGGCTATTTCTCCTATTGATAACGGAGGTAGACCAACTATAGAAGTATTTGATAGTACCGGTAACAAAATTACTGATAATGTATTACAAACCAAATCATGTAAAAATATTTGAAATCAGTAAGTAATAGGTAATCATCTATGATAATAACAAGAAAAATAGAAATATTTGTTTGCGAAAGTGACAAAGATTTGAAGAAGTTGTATTTGAAAAAACTATACGATAACCGCAATATAGCTGTTAAAGTAGCTAACATGTGCGCTTCTCATCTCTTTGCGCTAGATAATACGATGCCCTACCTATCCGACACAGATAAGGAAATTATTACGTTTCTCGGAGTAAAAGGAGATAAATCTTCACGTGATAATGCACCATATGTTGTAGCGAGTCAAACATTTAAAGGAAGTGCTGATATGGGAATGGTGTCATGCGTCATTCAAAACGTCAGAAAGATGTATCAAGATGACAAAAAAAATGGAGGAACATGGGATAAGTCACTACGTAGCTATAAAAGCAACATGCCTGTTCCTTTCAAAGCCGACAGATTTACCAATATGCGTTTTGAAGAATACATCTCAAGAGATGGAATCACGAAAAACGGGTGTTTCTTTACACTCATTGGAATACCGTTTCAAATGCGATTCGGTAGGGATAGAAGCAACAACCGTGTAATTGTCGAACGTATACTAAAAGGAGAATATAAGATGGTAACATCTTCCATACAGATAAATGATGGAAAAACATTCTTACTATTATGTGTAGATATTCCAAAATCTGAAAATAGCCCTATAAAGGGTAAAAAATTGTATGCTTTTCTTGGAGTATTCAACCCAATCTGTTGTTTTGTTTCCGATAAGGTAAACAACGACATCGACAAAATGAAGTTATATGAAATAGGCACGAAAGAAGAATTTAACTATCGTCGTCGTCAAATACAGGAATCCCTCAAACGTTGCCAGATCGAGAACAAATACACCACAGGAGGGAAGGGACGCAAACGAAAAGTTCAGGCTCTCAAACACTTCCACGAAAAAGAGAAACACTATGTTGACACAAAACTACACACATACAGTCGTATGTTAGTTAATTACGCCGTAAACAACCGTTGCGACGAGATCATTCTACTTAACCAAATACAACGTGAAAAAGATGCAAAAGAGGAAAACACAGAGGGTATACCTTTCGTCTTGCGTAACTGGTCATACTACGGGCTTAAAACTAAGATAGAATATAAAGCCAAAATGAATAATATAAATCTAACTATAAAATGATAAAATCATGGAGAATGTATTGCAAAAGAAAGTTGTATTCCAGCAAATTGGGAATGTGAATATGGAAGATTTCATAGCAGACCTGCTGGAACGGATTGAAAAAGGAGAAGTGGAAAAAGAAAATGTAGAGATGCAAAACCAAGTCCTAAAACAACTCAATAACAGGCACAAGAACATCATCGATGCCCAACGAGTAATGAACAAATGCTTGGAGATAGAGCTTGCTCATCTAATTAAGCAGGAATAATAAACTTGAACATCGGGGCGGCTGTACGCCCTTAACGGTAGGGATTTTCCACTACTGAACTATCTTAATAAAATTGGATATGTTGAACTTACAGTGATTATGATGTATCATATCCCATTACTTAGATAAGATACAGCACGGGATTGAAGGATTATTTTATGGACGGTGATGTATCATATCCCATTACTTAGATAAGATACAGCATGAGATTCTTAGTTATTTAAGGAAACAAGATGTATCATATCCCATTACTTAGATAAGATACAGCGAGGGTCATATTGAACCTGCTTCACCATATGATTGTATCATATCTCCTATTTTAGATAAGATACGGCGACTAAATACAGTAGACTACATACTGTGTGAAATATAGTTTAAAAGTATATGAAATTCATTCACTTTTACTATTTTTGAAAAAAAAATCGTATGAAGTAATACGAAACAAGCCTATGGACGAAATAACCGCTATATTAAACAGTGCCCGACCCGTTGATAATATTATCAATGACTTAAAAAGAAAATCCGTTTGTGTTCCTTCATGGGAATTTCTTATTAAAGCGTATGAACCATCATTCCATGAAATAGCCAAAGATACTATAACACGAAAAGATAAAATACGCAAAGACGGGACAAAAGAAGAAGCATCACGCATTTACATTGGCCTTGAAAAGCTGCTTACAAAGCGTATGACTGAGTTCATGTTTGCCATTCCTGTAAAACGTATCTACCACAACACAGAAGGATTTGAAGTCCGCCAACAGATAGCAAAGGCTATAGAGGCAATTTACAAGTATGCACGAATCGATACAGAAAATATTAAACGTGCAAATGCGTATTTCGCCTCATGCGAAATTTTCACAATTTGGTACGTAGTAGAAAAGACCAATACATTATATGGTTTTAATAGTAAGTATAAGCTAAAATGCAAGACATACTCGCCAATGGAGGGAGTAAAACTATATCCATTGATCGACGAACTTGACGATATGCTTGCAATGTCCTTTGAATACACCAAAAGGGTAAAGGACGAAGTAATTACTTATTTTGAGACATACACATCGGACAAACATTATAAATGGAAACAAAATGGTAAAGGTTGGGAACCTGTCGGAACTGTTGAACAAATACGATTAATGAAAATACCCGGTGCATACGCATTTAGACCTGTACCTATATACCATGGATTAACTCGTATTCGCAAAGAATTGGAATATACACTTTCTCGTAACTCCGACGTGATTGCCTATAATTCAGCACCAATTTTGAAAATAGCCGGTGGTATAAAAGGTGGAGAAGATAAAGGAGAAAGCCGTAGAGTTTACCGTGTGGAATATAATGGAGACGTATCGTACGTATCATGGTCGCAATCTATCGAAGCATTGAAGTATCACGTGGAAACCCTGCTTAAACTCTATTGGATGCAATCGCAGATGCCTGACGTTTCTTTTGACAACATGAAGTCTTTGGGTAACATAGGTTACGATGCCAGACAAATGCTTTTGACTGACGCACACTTAAAGGTTGGAGACGAAAGCGGCTCATGGATTGAGCTTTTCGAACGTGAGGCAAGTGTCATCAAAGAATTTTTAAAGCACATGAACACATCATGGGCAAGCGAAATTGATAATATAGAGATTGAACATATCATTACCCCCTTCATACAACAAGATGAAGATGCCACAGCAGATCGCTTATTGAAACTTAATGGCGGAAAACCAGTCATGTCTCAGCTTGAATCTATCCAACAGGCAGGTTATAGCAATGACGCGCAGGCTACATTGGAACAGATACGGCAAGAGGAGACTATCACTTCACAAAGCAGGGTCGACAATATATTCGGAGAGTCAGCAATTTAAATACTGAAACATTATGAGAAAAAGAATATCAATGTGGCTAATTAAGTTATCTTATAAAATCAATCCACAAGAAAGATTGAGCAATATTGAAAGTGTTGATAACTACGAAGCAAGGAAACTTGGCGTCTGCCTTGTCCTGACTAAAAAAGAAATCAAGGATTACCGAAAGAAGAATAAAGTTGACGAAGGGTGGTCCAACCGTAAGGCTGTTGAAATGCTTGTCTGTGAAACCAAGAATGAGATACGCAAGTCAATCATCAACTCCATCAATCAAAAAGATTTGATTGAATATACAGTCTGCAAGGTTGGGGACGAGATCCATGTGAGAGGTGAAATCAAAGTGTACATCAAGAAAGAACAGTAAAATGAAAGTTCCAGTTGATAATATGACTTTCGCTGAAAGTGAATACCACCGTGGAGATAAAATTTGTACAGCCCAAACACTCTATGACTTTGCAAAAGTAAAAGAATACCCTATACTTGATATGCCCTTATGGAATATTGACTTGACAGCAGAGCCGTTTGAGTGTAATCAACTTCATAGTTTTATATTTCAGTGCAAACGGGTGAATCAATGTTCTCTTGAATATCCTATTATTCTTGATGATGTAGGACAAATCGCCGATGGATACCACCGCTTATGTAAAGCAATACTAGAGGGTAAAGAAACAATTAAAGCTATTCGTTTATTGGAAATGCCAGCACCTGACAGGGTTGAAAATAAATAATACGCAATGGCAAAGCCAAAAACTCCAAATCAGAAACGCAAGTACGGCGAGCTGAATAAACGGCTCGCCAAATACGTCATGCTTGTGGAATCCATATACGAGGATTTGAATTTAGAGGCGGCTAAAATAGTCGGAATCACCGATTTTACCATTGATAGTGATAGGCCGTTTATGTGGTCGGATTATCCCCAAACAAGGAAACGGATAAGAGACTTACAAGAAAGGTTCGTGGAGGACATCCAAGCGGTCATACAGCGCGGCACATCGGAAGAGTGGAAGAACAGCAATGAAGTGCAAGACCTGCTGGCCAACAAAGTATTGCAAACTTATGGCGCAACCATAGGAAAGGAGAAATACGAAATCCTATACCAGCCCAATAATGATGCATTGAAAGCATTTCAGCAACGTAAGGATAAAGGATTTACCATATCAGATAAGTTGTGGAATCAATCGACTCTGTATAAACAGGAACTTGAAGAAGCCATATCATGTGCCATTCAAAAAGGTACGAGTGCAATTACATTAAGCAAGCAAATCTCCAAATATCTGCTTGACTTCCCGCAACTACAAAAAGATTACAAGGAAAGGTTCGGAAAAGCTTCACGGGCAATGGATTGCGAGTATCGTTCTATCCGTTTGGCTGCTTCCGAAATCAATATGGCATACCGCCAAGCAGAAAACCTACGCTGGCAACAGATGGACTTCGTGGTGGGATATGAAATCAAATTAAGCAACAACCATACTTGCAACGGAAAGCCTTTCCAAGACATTTGCGATATACTAGCTGGGAAGTACCCGAAAGACTTCCAATGGACCGGTTGGCATCCCCTTTGTTATTCAGATGATAGCGAAGTTCTGACGAATAGAGGTTGGAAGTTATTCAAAGACGTTTTAGATGATGATTTGATATTATCGTTAAATCCAAATACACGTAATATAGAATGGGTTGAATTTATCGATAGACAATGTTTCTCATATTATGGAGAAATGGTACACTTCTACAATCGCTCTCTTGATTGTCTCGTAACCCCAGAACACAATATGGTGTATTTGAATAAGAATGACGGAAAAATTAAGAATTGCCAAGCGAAAGAATACACGAAAGGTAAAGGCAGATTTTATAGAGGTTGCGAGTATGAATCAGGCGATGTCGAATTTTACCAAATTGATGATTTGATAATCCCATTTGATTTGTTCTGCGAATTTATGGGGTATTGGCTTTCTGACGGTAGTACAATGAGCAATTCAGGCGTCGTAATATCCCAGCAAGAGGGAGAAACGGCAAGAGATAAAATAGTTGATTGCATCAAGCGTATGGGATTTGAACCACATCTTGAAAAACAAAAGGTCGTATTTTATAACACTACCATACGCAACTATTTGAAGATTTTTGGACGGTGTATAAACAAATTTGTCCCGTATGTTATAAAGAATGCTTCAAAGAGGCAGATAAGGATTTTTCTTGATGCCTTTGTCCTTTGCGACGGTTATAAGCGTCCTTGCAGATCATTCATAGGGAATCACGGTAATGAATTCAAGTCAGATAAAGATGAAATCATATACTTCACCACATCTGAACGCATGGCAGGAGACTTATCCGAACTAATACTGAAATCAGGACATAGGCCTTCTTTTTCTATAAATAAAGCAGGAGTATCACACAAAGCGAATGGTCCAATTATAAAGTCAAACTATGATTGTTACTCTATACGTGAATGCTATTCTGTCACGTCTTCGGTATTTAATAAAGAGATACAGCATTATGATGGTCTTGTCTATGATTTGACACTGGAACGCAACCATATCATGTATATCCGCAGGAACGGAAAATGCTTTTGGGGTAGCAATTGTCGCTGTTACAAGATACCCATTCTAAAAACCGAAGAAGAATTTTGGGAATGGGACGGTCGGAGTGAAGCCACGACAGCAAGCGTGAACGAAGTTAAAGACGTACCGGACGCTTTCAAAAAGTGGATAAACGAAAATATACAGCGAGCAAAGAGTTGGGACAGCGCACCTTATTTTATTCGTGATAATGATAAATATATTCGTGAGGACTTTAAGGTAAATGTTTATAACAAGACAGAGAAAACCTTTGTTCGAAAGCGCAGGACAAATCTTGCTATGAGCCGTGTAGAGTATTACAACAAGATCTATCCGCATATTCCCGAAGTGCAGCAGGCTGCGGTCAATGCCTATACCCAAGCCATCTCCTCTGGCAACAAGGGGGCTACTAGTCGTGAAATTAACCGCCGTTTACGCAATGGAACGGAAGATGAATATGTGGACGTGGCAAGCCGTCTGATAAGTCAAGCCTTATCAAGGCTACCCAAATATGAAGGTGTTGTTTATCGTGGCGAGACCATGAGCATAAAGAAACTTCAAGAACGGTTCCTTGACCATATCGGCGATGTAGTGTCCGATAAGGGTTTCATTTCGTCCAGCCTTTACATGGATACACCTATGAAGTTCATATCACATGCCGGAATACCCAAGAGTCACAAGCGTGTAATCTTTGAGATACAGAGCAAAAACGGGCGCAATATCAGTAAAATATCAGAATTTAATGGTATATTTACACTTGAAAATCAACATGAAATTCTGTTTGACAAAGGAACTAAGTTCTTGGTTAAGAAACGTAGGATAGAAGGAGATGGCACTTATAGAATAATACTTGTAGAGCAATGAAGAAGAAATATAAAATAATCGGCGAAACGGAAAAAACCGTTACTTTTATCTATGGCGGTACAGAATGCTGCTATGCCAAATCCTGTTATTCTTCTATCGAGGAAGTAATTAAAGAGATTGATGAGGAAAGGAAACAAGAAAAAGAAGTAATCAAGCATATCGAAGCCCAGCGTGCTACTATGACACCCGAAGAACGCACCGGCTGGGACGAGGCCGACCGTGCCGTGTTTGAGCGTTGGCAAGATGAAGCCAATACTAATATGTACCTTGACTGCATTATCGATGAAGATGAAGACCCAGATTTCAATCCATTCAGGAAAGACGATAAATAGTGGCAACCATGAAGCAAATCAAGCTATCAAAACAGGAGAAGCAAGTGTTGCGTTTAATCAGCAGCGGGATTGTCTGCCCAAACACTTATCCGCACCATATATTCATTTCGTGCGTAGACTCGCTGGAAAGATTGGGTCTTGTCAAAGGTCTATGGAACGAGGGGCATGAACTTGAAGATGTCCGCATAACGAAATATGGAAAAATTTATCTTGCCACCAATCCTAACTTGCGCAATCCCATAGACTGGAAATGGATTATAACTACCATCATCGCAGTAGCAAGTGCCATATTCGGCGCGATGGCCTTGTTTGTGGCTTGCTCGATAAAATACGGATAATTCCTTTGATTTAAAGAATTGATGTTTGTACAACTCTAATTTGGCATTTGTTTACACACGTCTATTTTGAGGCATATAAAAAGCGGTGAGATTAATTTTTCATCGCTTTCTTTTCATCTTTTCTGCTACAACTTTTGGGGAAACATCTTTCACCAATTTATCCGTTTAATATGTTAAAAACATACTTTTCACCTATTTATGCTTGTATATATGTCGTTTATAAAATACATTTGCAGCATATAAACATTCAAAATGACAAAATACGAACAAATAAAATTAATCCAAATAGCACTATATGTGTTACAAAAAACAGGTGGTATTGACTATTACCACTTGTTCAAGATTTTGTATTTTGCAGAATTGAAGCATTTAGAAAAATGGGGAGCACGTATCACATCGGATAGTTTCTACGCCCTTGACTATGGACCTGTACCCACATATTTATATGACGTTGTAAAAGGAGGCGATATTCCGAACACCGATTTGCTAAAGCTCTTCTCAGACAATGTCCAGTTTGCCGGTAAAGATGCTCCAAATGTCCTGTTGCCAAAGGCGGAAGTAAATATGAATTATATTTCCCAATCTGAAATAGAAGCATTAAACGCTTCGATAGAGGAAAACGCTCATCTTACTTTTAGCCAATTAAAAAATAAGTCGCATGACAGTGCGTGGTATGAAGCATACAATCAGACAGGATCAAAAGCAATATCTTCTATCAGTATGGCTAAGGCTTCAGGTGCTGATGAGGCTACACTTGAATATATAAAGGAACAAATAGAATTGGAAGACGCATTGTCATGACAAAACTATCTGATTTATTAGATGAAGATTCAATGAAAGACATTACCCGAAACACAATTAAAGTGGGCAATGTCTTTCGTATTGAAATGAATCAGAAAAATGGCATAATCCCAAAGAAAGGAGATATTTCACGTCACAAGTTCTTTATCGTACTTGGATTTGATTCTTACGGCAACATATATGGTGGAGTAATCATAAATTCCAATATCAATCAGCATGTTCCCCAATCTGTTAGAGATTGGCAGATGCCTATAAAATGTTCAAAATATTCTTTTCTTGAATATGATTCTTTTGTGGATTGTTCAAAATTAAAAAGTGCAAGTGCTGACAAGTTCAGTACATGGAAATATTTAGGGTTTATAGAATTAGAAGACGTAGAGCTTATAATCGGTACAATAAAAGAAAGTCCAAATGAAACACCAGAACATTTGGCTGTGTTCGGACTATAAACTTTTAATTCACTCTCAGAATTTGTGAATATTGTAATTTTGCATTAAACGGAATTTCGCCTTACGATTCACTGATTTAGGAAATCGTATAATAGCCCTCAAAGGTTAATAATATTGAATTATGTATGAAATTCATACACTTTCAAGATTCCATGCTCTAATTTTGTGCCCAATAATTAGCATTACCTCGTAAAATTCAATACTTTTGTAATGCTACAAGTTGATGAACTTAATCATCTCGCAGGGCAAGCGGTTAATTTGCTCAATAGAAAGTTGGGCTTTTTTTATGCCTATACTTTTATATATTGGCGGCCTCCTATACGTAAGTAAAGATTAGCCTTTCGAGGTGAAGTCCATTAACTTGTAGCAGCGTATATGGCGGCCGCTTTTTGCTGCCTATCATACAACTTAATGCTACAAGTTTATGGCAGCCCAAATTCAAGTCCTAAAACAAACAGAATTGCTTGGACACCAATTCACAGTTTACGGAACAGCAGAAAATCCCATGTTCCTTGCAAGAGAGATTGCAGAATGCATCGATTACGACAAAACAAGCCTTAACAAATTGGTTGCATCTGTAGATGATGATGAAAAGGGTCGGAACATTATTCCGACCCCCGGTGGAAACCAACAAGTTTGGTTCCTAACCGAAGGTGGTTTATACGAAGTCCTTATGCAAAGCCGCAAGCCAATAGCCAAACAATTCAAGAAAGGGGTCAAACAAATCCTTCACGAAGTACGTACCACAGGCGGCTACATCTCCACCAAGCAAGAAGACACACCAGAAGAAATCATGGCACGTGCGCTAACCATTGCACAAGCCACTCTTGCCAAAAGAGAAGAACGATTAAAGCAGCTCGAAGCTGAAAATGCCCAGAAACAAATTATCATCGAGAGAAAAGACGAGGAAATATCAATAAAGGACGATACTATAAAGGTCCTCGCCCCCAAAGGTAAATGTTACGATGAAATCATGTCGAGTGAAGGACTTGTGACGACAAACATGATAGCGGCATTCTTAGGTGTATCGGCTATAAAACTGAACAAACTACTATGTGAATGGGGAGTTCAATACAGACAATCTTCTGTTTACTTCCTCACGTCCAAATACCGCAGTAAAGGATTTACCAAACATGTCCCCTACCCTTATATGGATAACGGAGTACAGAAATCAAGAGAGCACATGTATTGGACCGAATCAGGCAGAAAGTTTGTCATTGAATTGTTCAATACCAAACTCTCGGCATAATATCAGCTATAACCATAAAGTTATATAAATCCAAAGGGGCGGTTTATCCGCTCCGGGGTTACCCTACCCTAATAGGGTGCTTTTATATGTTTGTTAAATTATAGACGGGGTAGCCGCTTGTGAAAGTAAGCTATCCCACCGGTAGCGGACGTGTCCGGGAGGATTCCCGCTATTCCGAACATCGTTAAACAATAAACTTTTTTTATATGGAAACAACCGAATTAAAACAAGATGAGCAGACAGTAGAAGTAATCGAACATCGTAGCGTCGATACCATGCGTAACGCCGTCATCAGTGGACAGACAAGGGAGTTATTAATCATGTTGGCAGGATTGCGGGATATAGAGAACTCTTTTTGCAACTGGAAGAACAAGTACGGAATTGTATCAGATAATGATACAGATCACTTTATACAACTAACAACCCAATGCGGAACCTTGATACAGGAAAGTATCATTAAGTCTATAAATGACAATTTAGGCCGATTGGATTTTAAGGCGATATGAAACGAAATATTTTGAACATTAACATAAGAGATACCGATGTTTATAATATATCGGATCCCAATTTCCTGAACATCTCCCCTCCGAGCTTTCATGCCGGGTGGAGTAAGACGAACGGCAAGCCGAGAGAGAAATTTTTCTAAAATAGAATAAAAACAGATACGATTGTTTGCTAATTTGGAAACAAATTATTATCTTTGTAAATATAACAAGAAACGATATGGACGGGCATACGATAACCATAATACTAAGCGATGAGGCGAACAGTTTTGTAAGGCAGCAGCCATTCAAGGCACAGCAGAAGATAGCGTATAATATTCGTAGAGTGCAGAGTGGTCTAATAGAAAAGGACGTTTTCAAGAAATTGGAAAACTCTGATATATGGGAGTTACGGACGCTTTTCAACGGAATTTGTTACCGTCTGTTTGCTTTCTGGGACACCAAGAAAGGGGCTTTGGTAGTGGTTACTCACGGGATAGTGAAAAAGACGCAGAAAACCCCTAAAAAGGAGATAGAAAAGGCAGAGAGAATAAGGAAAGAATATTTTAATGATAAAAAGTAACAGATATGGCAAAGATGAATTTCACACCAGCAGACAAATTGATAGATGATGTATGGGGAAAGGTGGGCACTCCCGAAAGGGACGCTATGGAAGCTCAACTCAAAGATGATTTGCAGGCTTATTACATTGGAGAGGCTATCAAGGCAGAAAGGCTCAAACAGAACCTCACACAGGAGGAATTAGGCAAAAAAGTAGGCGTGAAACGCTCTCAAATTTGTAAGTTGGAGAGCGGTAAAAGTTCTATAACCCTTTCCACGATGAGTAGAGTATTCCAAGCTTTGGGAATTACAACGGCCACCCTTGATTTGGGAATAGGCGGAAAGGTTGCTTTGTGGTAAGCATATAAAGCAGGACCCATAATGAGGAGGACGCAAAACGCCCTCCTTTTTTGTCTCCTTATACTTTAAATTTAGGTCGTGATTAGGTAATAAATAAACTTAAACGAGTTACAAATGAAATCATTGCTTCATTCATAATCTTTAATTCAAATCCAGACAATACTATCCTACAATTGAGAGATACCGGCTTAAAGATTCTATTTCAGCCCGTATAACGACCTTTTGGAACTCTGCCGGATTGTTCTCCGTATGAGAGGCTTCCAGTGCCTTGTAATAGCTTATTTTGTCCTCGTTGCTGCCTTTGAGATTTACCAGCGTATAACCGTTGCGGAGTAAGTATAGATTCATCAGAAGCCGAGATGTGCGCCCGTTCCCGTCTATAAACGGGTGTATTCGTACCAACTCATCATGAAGGTAAGCCGAAATGAGCACCGGGTGAATGCCTTGTTCCTCCATTTCGGCAAACCTTGTCATAAAAGCTTCCATTTGTGGTTGTATCAAATACGGCTGTGGAGGAACATGTGTACTTCCCGAAATCATAACAGGCACGCACCGATAACGTCCGGCATTATCTCTATCTATGCCATGTAGCACAATAGCTTGTATTTCCTTGATTGTGCGCTCCGATATTTCCATACCTCCCTTTGCAAAGTCCTTTATGTAGTCTATCGCTTCAACGTGGTTAATCGCTTCAAGGTGTTCCCGCATTGACTTTCCGGCGATAGTAACCCCCTCGTTCACTACTAACTCCGTTTCTTGCAGTGTGAGCGTATTTCCCTCGATCCGGTTGCTTTCATAGGTGTATTCAATGGCAAACGCATTCTCTATCTTTTGCAGGGCATCCGGTGGTAATGGGCGCAGCCCCAACAAACGGGCTTTCAACGTGTCGCATTGAAGCAATAACTTTGTTATTTCCTCGTTCATGGCTTAATCTTTTGACTCAATTACCTTTAATTTCGCTCCACATTTAGGACACGTCAATACAGTAGTATCGATATTGGGGCGTACTTCTTCCGGTGATACAAACAACTCCCACATGGGTACATTTAATGCCTTAGCGATCTTCTCAAGTGTATCTAACTTGGGTTTTATTACTCCATTCACAATATTTCTTGTATTTACGTCAGTAACTCCTATTTGTTTAGACAACCATACCGCAGTCTTACCTTGTTTTGAAAGTAACTCTTTAATCTTCATTTCCATAATGTAAGGTATTACAATATTATTTTCATCAAAGATATGAATAATATTTTGAATATGGCTAAATCATAATGTACTACATTGTTAATTAATGATAAACATAATGTTTTATATGATGAAATATTTGTAAAACATAATCTAATACATTATCTTTATATCATAAAACTAAAACAAAGATATGAAAACGAAAATCGACAAATCGCAACTTTTCAAAATGGCATGGTCAATGTATAAACGCTCTATCTCGGTTCTCGGCCGTGAGTTCTGCCAGTCATTCAGTGCTTGTTTGAGGAACGCATGGTTTAAGATGAAAGCGGAAGCCCGCAAAGCCGAAAAAGAAGCCCGCCGGTTAATGAGAAAGTTGGAATCCGCACAAAAGCCCGAATCGGTTGTATTCGACTCAGCAATGGAAAGAGGTATAATAGAGTATTACAGAAACCAAAGCGGGCGTTATTGTGGAGATTAATACACCAAATACACGTGCTCTTCCAAAACAACAAGAGCGGTGGCCCGGCTATATCACTGTGGAAACAAAAGCCGGGTCACTTTAATAAAAACCAATAGATTAAACCTATTGTCCGTGATACTCCATTTCATTCATATTTCATTTCAAGTTACCAAAAGTTAAACTCTTGATTATGAGTAAAATAAGGTTGTAAATATTTGGATAACTCTCTGATAATGAGTATCTTTACAATACTAAAACAAACAACATTACTAACAATTAAAAGACAAGAACGATGAAAGTAACAGAAATAATGGTAGGTTTGAGATACAGAATTTCGGGTGATTTACAAAATGGGAATTATGTAACGCACGATGATGTAGTGCGAAAAATAACACGTATTACCGATACACATGTGATATGCGAATGTGGTCGCAGATTTATAATTAATAGTAATCTAAATATTGAAAAATTCTAAGTTTAACCGACAGGGCGAAAGCCCTATATAACACATAAGAGCAATGAACACATATTACAAGTTTGCGCCAAACGTATTTTTGGCAAAGTGCGATGAGAAGCACGAAAAAGGAGAAGAAATCACAGTCACCACCAAGTATGGAAAAGAGAATGAAAGTATCGTTTTTAATCTGATATTTGAGCGTGACGGATTCTATTATTACTCCATCGTAAGAGCTGACGGATTCAACGTACAAGAATGGGCAAAACGTAGAGCCGAACGTAGACGTGAATGGTCTGTATCAGCAAATAAAAAAAGTCATGAATATTTCGAAAAGTCAAATAAGGACAGAGATTTTCTTTCACTTGGAGAACCTATTAAAATAGGGCATCATAGCGAAAGACGACACAGAAAAGCAATAGCGGATGCTTGGAGAAACATGGGTAAAAGCGTTGAATTTAGCGACAAAGCAACAGAACATGAAAGAGAAGCCGAATACTGGGACAAGCGTGCTACAACCATCAACCTATCTATGCCGGAAAGTATTGACTTTTATGCGCACAAGCTGGAAGAAGCCAAAGAATATCATGAAGGTGTAAAGTCAGGCAAATATCCACGTGAACACTCCTACACTCTTACTTATGCCAAAAAAGCAGTAAATGAAGCTCAAAAGAATTATGATCTTGCAGTAAAATTATGGGGGTAATAAGTGACGAATAATCATTGTTAAATCTAACGGATAAAAATCGTATGCTATCATCGATATTTTACAATCGAAAACTTTCCGCTCATATCTTGACAAGGACGATTTAAGGAATGAGTTAGAAGATATGATTAAACGATTCATTAAACGGACAGAAAAGAAAATCAACGAAAATCTATAAATCATCAGTTATGACACAAAAAGAAGCATTAAAACAATTAGAAAAGTACTGTCATGCTAATCGAATGCATCTAACCGCTTCGTCATTCTCTTATGGGTATTATGCGTTCGTAATACACGACGAATCATTTACCGGGGATAGAGTAATAGAAGGGGGCATTCCATGTCACAGGATAAGCGGGTATCTGAAACCCACAGAATTGTTGATATGGATTGATGGGTATCATGCAGGATTGCAAAATTCAAAATTAAATAAAGGGAATATAGAATGAAATGCAAATTCAGAATAATCGAAACCTACTCGAAGGTAGTGGAGGTAGAAGCAGAAAACATGGATTCCGCTCATGAGAAAGTAGAAGAAATGATAAACACAGAAGAAATCGCCCTTACTGACGATGATTTTGAAGACATCGAAATTTACCCTTATGGAAACCAAAACAAGTAAAGCTATATCCCTACTCCACTCCGGCTATTTGAAAGAAGCATTAGCTATATTCTCTACTTTTCGAGTTGGTTTCTCCAAAGAAGAACGTAGAACATTGAAGATAGCACATGAATGCCTATCCGGTAATTCTGTTTTCTATCGACAACTCGGAATCGACACAGACAAGGAGATAGAGAAAAGTAAATCATTATTATTTGAAAAGTATGGGCAGAAGTGGTTATCGTAAGTCAAAGACGGCATCGGAAATGTTCCGTGATTGCATTCGTCCATACAATAATCTGTATGAGCTTTATATGTCTGGTAAAGATGCATATATATACATTCGATGCAAGGATAAGTATGGACGTGAAATAGTGTTTGCAACTGGTTTGTTTGCACAGATACTTGACCGAAAGTCGCTGAGAGACAAAAAGTTAAACAAAGTTTAAGTAAGCAATATTTTAAACACAAACTACTGATATTCAATATATTATTTGTATCTTTATATATCCAAAATAACCACTTAAACAATAAGAGCAATGAATAGAATACAACAAATGACAGCTGAATTGAGTCAGATACTACACTCTGACACCTACCAGTTCGAAATCGATACCGAAGATTATGTTTTCGGATTCAAGAAAACCATAAGAAAGCGTACTAAAAATTTAGCAAAAGCTATTCAATTACAAGTTAAGCTAGCTAATGACTGCGGGCGTTTCCTATCCGATACGGTTAGAATAGTAGCCGTGAGAATATATAGGAACGGTGAGTTAAGAAAAGAACTCCGTGCAGAAGAAATAACATCAACGTATAACGGATAAAATACATAGCAATGGAAATATCAAAGAAATTAACAAGCAAGGAGAGTTTTGCTATTCTACACGAAATAGAAAGTCGCAAATATCCCGGCGGTATAAAATTCTCAGATTGGCAAGAGCAAAAGGAAAAAGCGAAGTTGGACGCAATCAAAAATCTCGTACCCGAAGTTGGACTTGGCTGTACGGTCTGCTATTACTCGGATAAACGAGCGGCAACAGTTACTAAAATTATTTCTCCATGCAAGATTGAGGTTACTTTCAATCAAACCAAATGTATAGACTATTATGCCAGCGAATATGAAGTCCTACCAGAATTGGAAGGAGCACCCAAAGTGTTCACCAAAAGAAGGAATGGATATTGGGTAGCAGAAGGGCATCATTACAAAGATGGAGTTCTGCTTATGTTGCATTATCAAAATCACTATATAGATCCGACATTTTAAAATTAAGAGCAATGAGAACAGCAACATTGAAAGAGCCATATAAAGGCTATAGAAACATAATTCTAATCGAATATTGGCCGAACATGCATAAATGGGAAGTCGAGATTTGTGGAAGTGGTAAACATGTTTTTGTATATGAAGACGAATTTGAGGAGGATTAAGCCATGACATACGAAGATTTGAAAGAAGATGTTAATAAGATGCGGAATCTTAATCGCAAGAATCACTACTGTCTATCTTGTACAGAATTGGAATCACTTGCCAAGAAACATCAAAACCATCGCAAAATTGGTGATGAATATACCTGTTTACTTATAGAATATCGATTAACTGATATAAATTTCCACACCGAAGCGTCATTGTTACACGCTGGAGAATATGAAAAAGTCATAGAAATAATAAAAACGTGGTAGTTTAGACAATTTTAGCACTAAAAGTGCATGAATTTCATATACTTTTTTATATATTTACACCGTAAAAAGAACAAAAAATGAAGATTTTTACATCGTATTTCGGTAATAGTCGAAAACTGAAAGAGGCGGGAGTTAATATGATTTGCGTAGCAATCGGAAAACCCAGATTTATAGCTGGTATTCCGCAAATGTTGAATGTTTGTCCCACCCGCTATATGGTAAGTGGACCTTGTTCTCGAGAAGAGTATCTTAAGCTTTACGACAGAATATTGGCAAGCCAAGATGCGAACCAAGTCGTGAAACAAATTGAAATGTTAAGCGGAGGAAAAGACGTTGCTCTTTGTTGCTACGAAAAACCAGGTGATTTCTGCCATCGCCATATTTTGGCAAAATGGATCACAGAAAATACTGGTATTGAAATCACAGAGTTCGGAGTAGTTGAGAAAAAGGAACCTAAATACGAACAAGCAAATTTATTTTGAGTATGAGAAGGATTAAGTTTAGAGGGAAGCGCATTGATGGTAAGGGATGGATAAGAAATTCTTATACGCTTGTTCAAGATGGAGATGGAACTTGGTTGCACGATAATGACGTTGAAAAAATAGACGAAAATACTCTTGGGCAGTTCACCGGCTTGTGTGACAAGAGCGAGAAAGAAATATATGAGCATGATTTAGTTGAATGTGCTGGCGTATTATGTGAGGTAGTGTATAGTGATAAAATCGGTTCTTTTGTGCTATTAGAAGTTCTGTCTCAAAATCTTGGGAACAAACCAATAGGACAAATGATAGATATGTTCGGAATTAGATATGCAGGTAATATTTATGACAATCCCGAATTATTAGCCACCCGTCAATAGCGTTTGATGGGGTGCTGTCAAATTTGCCAAGCAAGCGGTGGTTTGACAGCATAGGTAAAAGGGAATTTAGCAAAGTTGGTCTATGCGTCGGACTGAAAATCCGAAGAACAAGGTTCGAATCCTTGAGTTCCCACAGTCTTGTATCAATGAACGCACCACTCTATCCGAATTAAAGACGGGTGTCGGGTCTGTCTGAAGATAGGAAAGCCGATAGAGTAGTAGATAGAAAGGGGAAGGGTAAATCCGAAATAAGTCCCAGAGAGTATCTATCAAGGTGGATCTTCACAAAATCATGTGAATGTTGACGGTGACTACATGGCGGTTCATAATGTTGACAGCTTGGAATAGACAGGCATTTGCGGAAATAGCTCATCGGTAGAGCGTTGGCATTCCAGCCAAAGAGTGGGGTTCGATTCCCTGTTTCCGCTCTAATGCCGTTAAACTCGGCTCGTTGATTGAGGTTGTGTAAAGTAAGCGACAAGGTTAGATTCCTTGCATTTAGTTGGTACTGCAAACAATCTGACAGCGTGGAAAGTCACGCAAATTTGGTAGTATGGCGGAATTGGTAGACGCTGACAACTCTTAGTAGACTTGGTTACGATGTTATGAAAACTGGGCATCATTGTAAAACGAACCAATCCAGTGTTATACGGAAGATGTAGAAGATTGCCAAGCATTGCAGGTTCGAGTCCTGCTGCTACCTCAACCCTTATAGTAGCGATAAGCAAAAGCAAGAACATTAAAGCTTGTGCAGTTTACGGGGTGATAGAAATTGCTATCTGACACGACTGAAAGAAGCCGAAGAATTGCATAAGTGTTCTTGTAAGTAGCTTGAAGAATGATTGAATTTGTGTTTAAGTCTGCCGGGAATACGCTCGGCAGATTTAACACAAAATGTATATGAAGTTATATACAACCCAAGAATATGTACGATAAAGGACTAATAAGAGCATGCGAAAACTCCGGTTGCGGTTGGAAATGTTGTTCGTTCGGATCGGACGGACATATTGTTATTCTACCCCATGAATTTGCTGGACACGAACAGGAAATATCCCATTTACAAATTATAGATAATGATTATTTTGGCGGTAAAAAGGTAAAATGTATCGCTAAAAACTGCAAATCATGTGATAACGGCTATAAACCTATCATGTGTCGTACCTATCCATTGTGGATAAAATCAGTGAATAAAGGCTTTGTTTTTCGTAGTGGTAAGTGCCCTTTGAAGAATGAACAACTAACTAAGCATAAAGAGTTTGTATTAGGTATTTTTGAAAATTACAGAAGAAAATTACTACCTCAAACAGATATTGATGTATTCCTATCTAAAGCATGGATAGACAGATATGATCCTTTGTTTCCCACTGATATAGGAAGCATTGAGTGTAAGATGGAAATCAAAACGCTGTCCATGTCTGACATTTCTGAAATTGAAGCAATGGAACAAACCATGCTCTCGAATCCTGAAACCTGCTTTGCATCAGAACCACAGGATATAACTAAATGTTTGCAATCCGGTTGCAGTTATGGCTTATTGCTAGACGGTTCTCTTGTAGCCTACTCGCTTGCTTATTTTACGGAATACGGTACGGCATACGTCGACAAATGTTTTGTCTGTTCTGGTTACAGAGGAAATGGATTCCAGTACCTCCTTCTCAATGCGAATATCGCAAAATTGGTTTCTAATGGTGCACAAGAGATATTTGCAATGACCTCTCCTAAAAATGAAGCAAGCATAAAAAGTTTCACCAATGTCGGGTTCTCATTCAAACGAGATACGAAATACAAAGGAGCTGAACGTATCATTTTAAAATGGGAGCTATGAAAGTAATCATATATACTGATAATGTTATAAAGAACATCAAGAAAGCGGAAACGCTTGTGAATGTCCCTGTCTCTCTCATGTTCAAAGACTTCTATGAGGATATTTGGAGACATATCCATTATAGGGTTGATAATGACATTTTCTCGCTTCACTTTGAAGATAGCGTGTGCTACTCTATTGGAAAAGCAATTCATAATCAGAAAGGGACAGTAACTGTTACTGCGTATGAAGCAATGGATTGTGTAGTAAATAAGGGTATTAAAAAAATATATATTCCCATCAATGCTTTCGACAACAGAGAGGGAGTAAGCCTATTTGAAGCAAGACAGATTGCTAATACGGTTCGTAAATGCGATGATAATTCTCACGCTTATGGTATGATTACTTCCGGTTGCCTAAATGGAAACAGGCCGAATATGCAACGATTGTGTGAAATATGGTCTAAGCTGAATAGTTACATTGAATCTATCAGTTTAGGTGGTAGTTTTTGGTTAGGACAGAATGAAGATCTACCTAAATTCATAAGCGACGTGCGCATTGGAGAATATATGCTATTTGGCACAATCCCATATAACAGCGATGATGAAAAGTTAGGGTTAAATGGTATCGAGTTGCATACAGAAGTTATCGGCATTTACCCTGAGCGGAATCAAATACTACTTGATTGCGGTTATTCAATGGCTGATATGGGGGAATGTCGTTGCCTTGATAACCATTTGGACTTTTCTAACAGCTCAAGCGAATACACGATAATGAAAGTATACGGTGACAGTTCTGATTATTGTATCGGAGACATTGTTACATTCATTCCCAATTATAAATCCTTAGTTAAGTTGAGGTATGCAGAACATGAATATAGATAAGCCGTGGATTGATTACATTGCCAACCGCACGTTTGGCATGGAATTGGAGTTTGCCGATGGAGACAAACAATGCATTTCCCTTCCAGTCGGTTATAAATGGACGGACAACAAGCTAACCATGATGAATAACTCGGACGGTTCGGCTGTCACACACCACGGTCAATTTGGTGGCGAGATAAACACTCGTCCATACCATTATTGTGTGGAAGACTTACAGGAGTTGAAAGGCTTCATCAAAACAATGAAAGATGCAGGAAGTTACCTCATGTGGAATGAAGGCTTTGACGCACATCTGTATATCAAAGATATGGATTTGAATGTTATCAAGCGTATGTTTGTCCTTTCCTACTATACAGCATATCCAATCAAGCGGATATTCGATATAGCCGAGTGGTGGGAAACAAAATACCTCGTGCCAAGCCCTCCATATGATGTGGTGAAACGTGTGCTAGAAGCTGATAATATCGACAACCTACTAAAAGTATTCAACAATGGTTCAGACAGGGGACATATCAGGTATTGGCTCAATTTATGTTCCATTGCCAAGATTGGCACGGCAGAGTTCAGAATCTTCAACAGTTCATGGAACTTTGATAAAGTATTGGAGACAATCAAATTCATGTATTCATTTGTAGAGTATGCCTACCTGCATGAAAATATAGAAGAGTATAAGCAACTCTCCACAATTGATAAGTGTCTTGAGGTGTTTCATATTGACTATTCCAAAGTTCCCCAAAGACATAAACCGCTACTTTGGGCGGCAGAACACTCGGATAATGTTACGGTAGTAGGCTCTATGTTCAAGAAGTCAAACCGGATGCTTTCTTTCATCAAAAAAGAGGCTTCAAGATTTGATGTCGCCCATGTGGTAAACTCATACTACATGGATATAGAACAAGTGCTTACTAACCGTGAGATAAAGGTATATACGAAAGAGTATTTTATCTATCTTATGTATAAAGCTATTAAGGGAGAGATAAAAGAGCTACGTTTCAACGACGAGTATAGTTTCATGGATTTACAGTCGGACAATCCTTCCGAAATGGTAGCTGTTATTCATCTTTTCAATGCCATAAAAAAGCATAAGAACTCACAGGATATTTACCATAAGTCACTATATGATGACTTCGTGTCCCGTTTAGATTACTACAAGAAGAAATACACAGAACGTTATCAGAAACTCGTTGATAATCTGAAATCAAAGAACATTGAAGTTCTGTATTGTGCTGATATTTCGGATGCTATACTTAATTGCAATGAAAATGATATTTTGATTTATCAGAATGAGTTTCATTCCGGTATGAAAGCTACAAGCAATGCTTTACAACGCTTCTTGTTGAATGATTTCGGTTATCAAGAAAGAATCCGTACAAAATATTCTGAGATAGATGAAGAGCAGGTGAATTACATGGCATTGTCGCAACATGGTTTCATGGGACGCAGAGAGGTATTCAAAGACCAGAGAACTTATATTTATTCCAATGTAAGTAGTACTGGTGATAGCAGTTTTAATAAACGTGCTATTACTCCATTAAAGTACAAACGTTTACCAGATGATTATTCCATTTCTGAAAATAGCAAATTTCGTTTTATGCGTGCTTCTATGTCAGAGATAGATTATCTACGTATGATATATTTGAAGAAAGGTATAGTATTAGGCTCGGCTCCATTCTGCTATTTATGGTTCTTAGATAATTACGTATTTGGAGCTTGTATGTTTGATTTCTTAAAAGTCAGCAAATACGGCATGGATGCAGTTTGGATGAAGTCAGATTTTGTGATAGACCATACTATACCAAAGCTAAGCAGATTACTTATTACAGGTGTGCTTTCAACTGAATTTAAAGAGGAATTGAATATAAGATACAAGCATGAATGTGGTATAATTGCCACTTCTGTGTTTACTGATAAGCCCGTAAGTATGAAGTATCGGGGAGTATTCAAGTTACATGAAAGATGCGTTGGTAAACTTCACTATATTCAAGATTCAGGTATTCGTGGAAATTTAGATGAGATTTTAAAAGCATTTGTACAGAAATATGGTAACGAACCTAGAAAGGAGTAATATGAAAAAATTTAAAATTGAGGAAGTTCAACTCTCTGACATTAAATTTGTCAAGAAGAATGCTCATTTTATGAGCAATGACACATTTAATGCACTTGTTAATAATATCCGTAGAGATGGGCAGCTTTCATCTGTTCCATTTTGTGTAAAGCATAATGATGGTACATATACAGTTGTCAGTGGTAATCATAGAACACAGGCAGCAAAGATGGCAGGTCTTACTTCTATTCACGTAATGTATATTGATGAGAATAACACTTCCAACGATTGGCTATTAGCGACACAACTCAGTCACAACAGTATTGTTGGTCAAGACGATGCGGAGGTATTAAAACAGCTACTTGATGAAATAACTGATGTTGCCTTAAAAGAATACGCACACATCAGTAACGAAGTATTGGAAAGTGTAAAGGATATTAATTACACAGTAGAAATGCCGAATAACGAAATTGTTCCTGTAACGCTGATGTTCATAGACACGCAGAAAGCATCATTCGACAAACTCATGGAAACGCTAGAGTGTTATTCGGAAAAAGAGTTGGGAAATCTTACTCTTGTAGATATGGAAACCATGCACCATTTAAATGAAATCAGTGCAAAAGTCCAAGCGAAATATAAAATCAAGGCTCAGGCATTAAGCATTTGTAAGATGTTGGAAATAGTAAATAACGTATTGGAGGTAAATAAAGATGGGACAGAAGTTTAGGATTCCTGTAAAGAAAAAGAAAGAGATTTTTCTGAATGCACTTGATGCAAGACTGCTTAACGTTACGAAAGCGTGTGAGGCAGCCGGAATATCTCGTTCCATTGCATACAAGTGGAAAGAGAAAGATGAAGAGTTTAGGAAGCAATGGGAGGAAGTAGAAGAAGCGTTCAAAGATAAATTAGAAACTGTTATGTTCTCAAAGGCTTTGACAGAACAAGACAACACAATGCTCATTTGGCTTAGTAAGACCAAAATGCGAGAGAGAGGATATGTTGAGAGGCTGGAACAGGAGGTTACTGTCAATCCATTTGAGAAACTGATGCAAGAATTGCCTGATGATGAGGAATGAGCCATGTACGCAAGGACATACGCTACTTAAAGTCATGGATAGAAGACTGGAATAGGTTTTGCCGTGATGTTTTGAAGGTTCGTTTAGACAGCGAGCAGCAATCTATCATATCCTCTGTCCAGCACAATCCTATGACAGCTGTTGCATCAGGTACAGCTCGTGGTAAGGACTTCGTTGCAGCATGTGCTGCTATGTGTTTTATGTACCTCACTCCACGTTGGAAAGATGGCAAATTATCCAAGAATACAAAAATTGCCATGACTGCACCAACAGCAAGGCAGGTACAGAATATTATGATCCCGGAAATCTCACGCTTGTACAGAAATGCAGTTTTTCTTCCGGGAAGATTGTTGTCTTCGGGTATAAAGACTGATTATGAAGAATGGTTTTTAACGGGGTTTAAGGCTGGTGATGACAATACTGAAGCATGGTCTGGGTTCCACGCTGTGAATACAATGTTCGTCGTTACTGAAGCATCGGGTATTTCAGAAGCAACATATAATGCTATTGAAGGTAACTTACAGGGAAATTCCCGTTTACTCATCGTGTTTAATCCTAACATAACTACGGGTTATGCCGCACGAGCCATGAAATCCAATCGATTTGCGAAATTCCGGTTAAACTCACTCAATGCAGAGAATGTAGTCAAAAGGAAATTAGTCATTCCCGGTCAAGTAGATTATGAATGGGTAAAAGATAAAGTGATAAATTGGTGTTCTCCCATTCAGAAGGCAGATTTTAATGAAGGAGAAGGTGATTTTAAGTGGGAAGATGGTCTATACCGACCTAATGACCTTTTTCGTGTCAAGGTACTTGGTATGTTTCCAAAAGTCTCCGAAGATGTACTTATTCCGTATGAATGGATAGAGATTGCAAATGATAATTGGAATCGTTTACAAGAAGAAGGTTTTACACCGTCTAAATCATGTAAGATTGGTTCTGATGTTGCTGGTATGGGTCGAGATGAAAGTGTACTTTGCCCTCGATACGGAAACTATGTCCCTAAATTTGAAGTTCACCAATCTGCTGGAAAAGCGGACCACATGCATGTCGCAGGAATGCACATCATATATCTTTCTGACAAAAAATCCAAAGCGTACATCGATACAATAGGTGAAGGAGCTGGAGTATATTCCCGATTGGAAGAACTCGGATATAGGAATGTTTATTCTTGTAAGTATTCCGAGAGTGCAAAAGGCTTGCATGACCTTACCGGACAATATGAATTTGCCAATATGCGAGCTTACTGCTATTGGTCTTTACGTGATTGGCTTAACCCTAAGAACGGTTTTGGGGCGGCTATTCCCCCTTGTGACAAACTCATGGAGGAAGCAACCGAAACACACTGGAAGTTCCAAAGCGATGGACGGATTATAATTGAACCGAAAGAAGAAATCAAGAAACGTATCAAACGTTCGCCAGACTATATGGATGCACTTGCTAATACATTTTATCCATTTGACTATGATTTTATTAGTGACGAAGAATTACTAAAAGACTTTTTATGATCGCTATAAACCTCTATCTTTGCATCGAAGACTGTCTTATTATTTATTAATAATTGCAGTTTTCATTGCTCTTATGTACGCCGGCTTGTGAAAGTCGGCGTTTTTGATATTACAATATCCAAGTTACCAAAAGTTAAACTATTGATTATGAGCAAAATAAGGTTGTAAATATTTTGTTAACTCACTGATAATGAGTATCTTTACAATACTAAAACAAATCAATATTACTAACAATTAAAAGACAAAGAGCAATGAGTACTGTAGACAAATCAAAAATTAAAGCATTTTTCTCTGACATCGAAAAAATGCTTACGGTAAATGGCGATTACATTTTAGTAGATGATAATATGGAACTTCAAAGCTGGTGTATTTACACCGTAAAGAATGGTAAGCTCTATGATAACATATCTTTCGATATGGAGCCAAGAGCCTATAATAAAGATGATTTTAATGATCTTAAAGATTATTCAGAGGGTATGCAATTCGCTTTACTTACTAAACAATTTGAATCTTATTATCCTGATTAACAAGTAAAATAAGAGTAATGAAACATTCAGAAGAACAAATAAAAGAAATAATGTTAGCCTTATACGAACAACTTGGCAGACATAGATTTGTAGTTATGACAGGATCAAAATTTACCGGTTACATGGAGAATGAATCTGGTGACCTGCAGCAGGTTATTAAATTGAGCAAAAATAAATCTGGCGCAGATAAATTAATTATTACTTATGAAGAAGGTAAGGATACTTATTCTATGAGATTCATCAAATCCCCGAAATTAAACAAAAAGACTTTTTCTTTTTCCGAGGCCAAAGAGGTCTTCTTTTCGAGTGATATTTATGCTGAACAGTTGCAAGAAGTGTTTACACAAGTGACAGGCTTATATACTCATCTTTAAACATAAAATCGATGAAAGCAAACAATCCTAACTACAAATTCGAAATAGCATAACTATTTATATATAAGAACAATGAAAAAGAAAGCAGTAGAATACAGCATAACAGCAAAAAAACAAGATTTTGAGGTTGTCAAAGTTTATTCTTCTATAGACTCTGCTAATTTCGCAAGAAAGTTCTATCATGAAGATATTCTTATTTACGAAAGTGCATTCATTATATTGATGAACAAAGCCTACAATATAACCGGGTATGCTAAAATCTCTCAAGGAGGAATATGCGGAACACCAGTTGACAAAAGATTGATTGCCAAATATGCTATTGAGACTCTCTCTGCTGGTGTCATATTCGTTCATAATCACCCAAGCGGTAACAAAAACCCTAGTAATGAGGATATAAAAATGACTAACTCCCTTAAAAATATATTGAAATTGTTCGATATAAAATTATTAGACAGTATTATTTTAACTGAAAATGATTATCTTTCAATGAGTGATGAATGCCTTATATAGTATCTAATCTGCAACCTCACACGCAATTTTCAGATTCACTGACGAAGCAATCTTTGCCATTCTCAATAGAATAACTGGATAATAACGCAAATTCACTTCCACTCGCCTTTGGTTACTTGATGATAAATCACTCATTCCCAACTATCTTGTTTTTGTATTACTTTGTCTTATTTTTATTATCCTCTTTTCTTAAAAAAAATAAAACTCGATCAATATTTTATTGAAAAGTGTATGAAATTCATATACTTTACTGTATATTTGCAAAAAGCGTATGAAGATGTACGCCACCCGACTTGTCGTAAACACCTGTTTGTCCGTTTAGGCGGAGGCACATCTGAAAGAAGATGCGAATAGTCTGCTGGCTACATTGCTACGCAGACTATTTTTTTGTTTAAACCTAAATGAAATGAACAGACAACAGCAAGTTTTCGTAAGGTTGAAACTTAAAGCGAAGGCGTTAGGGTTCAACGCGAAGGAATTGAAGGGTATCGCCGCCAAGATTGCCGATAACCTGAAATCCGCAGAAGATGCCTCAGAAGAGGATGTAAACGCAGAAATCGACGAGCAGATAGAAGCGGTTCTCCCTTACCTCACTTTCGGCCAGTCGCAAGCCAACCGTTTGCTTGACGAATGGAAGAAAAAACACCCCGAATCAGAAGAAGATGATGATGACGAAGTTGACGATGACACGTCAAAAGGCGGCTCTCGTCCAGCTGGTTCAAACAAGAAAAATCCCAACAACAAAGGAAATGAACAAGACGAAGAACCCGCATGGTTTAAGTCTTTCAGAGAACAACAGGAAGCCCGTTTTGCCGCATTGGAAGGTGAAAAAGTTTCTAACTTGCGTAAGGCCAAACTTGAAGCCCTGCTGAAAGACACTGGAACATTCGGTTCACGTACCTTGAAAAGCTTCTCTAAGATGAGCTTTGAAAGTGACGACGATTTCGAGGAGTTCTATTCAGATGTTGAGGAAGACCTGAAGAATTACAATCAAGAGCGTGCAGATGCAGGTTTGGCAACATTGGCAACCCCTCCTGCTGCCGGAAGTAAAGGTTCGGGTAAACAAGACGAAGTATTAACCGACAAAGAAGTTGAAGATTTAGTCAACACTTTCTAAGTCAAAAAAGAAATTGTAACAATGGGTGCAACAGCAAATTTATCAAGCGAAATGGAAGTTCTCAATGCCGGAATGGATTCTGTCGTAATCCGGCATTATGTAGCTGGCATTATCGGAGGTCGTACTCTTGACGTATCAAATTATAACCTTCCGGTTATTAAAGCCGGGCACGTTGTTATTCGTGATCCGTCAACAGACACGTACAAACCTATGCCCGTAAAATCATCTGGCGATGGATACGACTCACTTCCCGGTTCTCATGAATATGTAGGAGTAGTTGTATGTACAAAACCAACTAGTGAACCATTGGTTGGTATTATGTATAGTGGCGAAGTCAATGATTTGGCGAGTCCATACCCCATAGACGACATAAAAGCGGCTATGAAAACGGCATTGCCAACTCTTGTATTCTTACACGATTAATGTAGAAAGGAGGTAAAAAATGAAAGAATCACTATTTATTGAATACATCAGAAAGATTTTCCCGAAACTTCAAACCATCATCGAGAGAATCAATGGTAAGCGAGGCAATCAGCTTACATATCTTCACAAGACAATGCTTCGCAAAGAATATTCCGCAGACCAAAAGTGGGAAAGTGCATCAGTTAACACAACTTATGTTGCGGCCGACATGGTAGCAATGGACTCACCTCTCCCTCCCAAGATGAGAGACTCCATTGCTCACGCAAATGGTACATTGCCAAAGGTCGGAATGAAAAAAATTCTTCGTTAGACTCAGATCAACACAATCAACATCATGAAAGCTCAAGGAGCTGCGTTCACTAATATAGCTAACAAGCTAACCAACGATGCGGTAGCTTGCTCTGTTGGTATCGATGAAAAGAACGAAGCAAACTTTTTAACTGCTTTATCTGATGGAGTTGTAATCGTTGAAGATGAAAACAATACAGGAACTGGATTGCGCATAAATTTCAACTATTTACCGCAAAATAGCTTTGGTGTAGAAACAGCTGGAACTATTTCTTCTGATGACATAAAGCGTGTTATTGCAAAAGCTGACGCAGATGGTAACTCAATTACAACGATAGCAATCTCGTTATCGACTTACAATAAAATGAGACAAGAACAATGGGCAAAAGAATTGGTTGCCAACTATCGAGGTCAGACATTCGACAGCAACACTAAGTTACCTGTTCCTACTGCTACATTGTTTGACGAAGCATTTGCCGATGACAACAACGGAATTACATTCTTAAAGATTGACCGTACAGTCATTTCTGAGAAAAATGGTAAACGCATTCCGTACAAACCGTGGAATGCGAACAAACTAATATTCCTTACTACACAAGAAGTTGGCGCATTGGTTTGGGGCACACTTGCAGAAGTTACTAATCCCGTAGCAGGAGTAATTTATTCCACGGTAGATGAATACAAACTTATCAGCAAGTATTCTAAAAATGATCCTTTGCAGGAATTTACAAGTGGTCAAGCATTAGTTCTCCCTGTTATTGAAAACGTAGACCAAATCTACTCTCTTGACATCTCAGAGGCTCAAACGATTGACACTACCGAAGAGGGAAAAGATTCTACCGATAAGAACATCACCATTTGGGGACAAGCTTACATAAAAGCAAACTTCGTCGCAGAGTTCAATAAAATAACCGGTAAAAACTTATCGACGACTATTCCAGACGATAAGTTAATTGCTGCTGTAAACAAATTGAATGATGCCGATGAAGCTAAGCTCAAAAAAGCTGTTGAATCATATAAAACAACAAATGGAGATAGTTAAGCCATGAAGACAATTCAGCAAGCTCTTATAGACGAAATACATTACCCTATTCCAGAAGGTTTTGTAGAGAATGTGATGATAAAACGCAAACTCAATCCAGTTGGTGATTGCGATTCAGATACAATGAACTCAAAGGAGTATATGGGAGCTTTGGCTGATTGTCTTTGGTCTTTAGTTCAGGCTATCAATTTTTCTGAAGCAGACAAGTCTTTCGGTTCTTTATCAGATAAAGACAAAGAACGTATTCTGTTACGTGTTAACTCAATCTATAATGCCATTGGTGAACCTTCGGTAGAGTTGGAGGCAAAGCCAATGGTATATATAGGTGACTGCCTTTTGTAATATGTCAGTAATAAGACTATATCCACACAGATTGCAGTACCTCGTATCAAAAGATGGTTACGAGGATAGCAATGGTGATTATCATGAAGGAGAAACTAACTGGGAAGGCTGTATTGAATGCGACGCAGTTCCTGCTGGTAAAGCCTCTGAAAAAGAGTTTGACGATGGTATTGTAAGAAGCTATTCATATACAGTTTATCTACGTGCAAATTGTCGAACATTCATGATCGGTGACAGGATTAAGATACATCTGCTTGAAGGAATTGAAAGGGAGTTTAGTGTGAAAGGTTTCCATCGCTACCAGAAACAATGTAAACTATGGGTATAAGAATGACCACCAAGCTAAGCGAAGTGCATGACATGCTCATGAGAGAAGCAGAGCGTGTCGAGCGTCTTACTATTCGTGCTTTATCCAAACTTGGCGAACAATGCGTTACAAAAATTCGTGATAGAGCAGGTGATAAAAGTTGGTACGACCAAACAGGCAACTTGCGTAGTTCGGTTGGATATGTGATTGCTCATAATAAGAACATCATTCAATACTCAACTTTCAACCAAGTGAATCAAGGTTCAGAAGGTGTAAAAACAGGTAAAGACTTAGCGAAAGAACTTGCTAAAAGATATTCTAATAACTATGTACTTATCGTAGTCGCCGGAATGAACTATGCTGAATTTGTAGAAGCGATGGATAATAAAGACGTACTTGCATCAACCGAACTTTGGGCAAGAGAACAAGTTCCATTGATGCTTGAAAAACTTAAAAGACAGATTGCGAAATAATGAAATCCGATATTGAAATAGCTAAGTTCGTTTATCACAAAATTAAAGGTACAGAACTCGAACGTAATGTCTCCGGTAAATTGAGTGACAGAGGAAGGCCCAACAAATCTGATAAAGAAGATATAGTCATATCTGTTCTTGCAAATGAAGGTTGCGGGCAAATACAACGAGCCTATGTGAATGTCAATATATATGTCAAAGACTTATGGGACTCTGAAACCAAAACATGGGAAAAAGATTCAATCCGAATTCGTGAATTATGCGAACTATCGAAGTTTTTATTCTCTATACGAAAAGACGAATATCATACGGTTCCATCACAATGCAGTCAAAAAACTGATTCAACAGGAGTTTCATTTGAAGACGGACATACAGAGCATTTCATTAATAACAAACTGTACATAGAGATAAATAACGAATAAATTTTTAATATAAATTAGGTATATCATGGCAGTAATAGGATGGGGTAAGCCCCGTGTATTTATAAAAGATTTGGATGCTTCTGCTCCTAAATGGGAGGAATTACCTACCCCTGTGGAAGATTCTACACAGTTGACAACAACAAAAGGAGATAAACAAGAAGCAAAAATCGAAGGAGGCGAAAATGAGGATGTAAAGTATGGAAAGAATACCTATGCTTTGGCATTGAACATTCGTGCCGCAAAAGGACGTAAGCGTCCTGTAAGTGATAGCGATGGTGTTGTTGCACACAATTATGCTGTTGTTGTTCAACCGGAAGACCCAGAAGTTCAAGGTTTCTGCATGGAGAAAACGACAGTTTCCGTTGAAGACACTTTTACTTCTGCTGACGGTGGTGTTTGGGCATACACTTTTGATGCGTTGAAAGCAGCCGCCGATAAAAAACAAATTCAGTGGGGTAAAATCATCGTGACGGAATCCGGTGGAAACATCAGTAAAATTGAATGCGATCCTGAAGATGAGTCTGGAGACGGTGATAAATTCGAAGTAGCTCCTAATCCAAGTGTTGGTGGATAATTCAATAGGTTGTAGATAGAGCCAAACGTGGGGGCTTCGTACCCACGTGTTCTGCGTATCTAGTGTAACGGTAGCACATATACACTCCATGTATAAAGTTGTGGTTCGACCCCACAGTTGCGCTCAATATAATTTATTTTGCATGGACAAAGAAGGGAAAATAATAGAAATGGATATTGCAGATACTATCATGGAAAGACCTTATGAGTTCCATATAGGAGAAATGCAATTCTACTTATACCCTGCCACATTGGGTAAAATATACCTTTTATCACGTCTTACCGAAAATTTAGAAATAAATAAAGACTTCCTTTCTATAAATCCATATATGGAAGCATTACGATTATGCGATTCCAAAAGAGATATTATATGCAAAATATTGTCTTACCATACATTCGATAAAAAGGAAGAATTATTCAATAGCCACCTAATAAATGAAAGACGAAAGCTATTTGAAGACAACCTATCGAATGAAGAACTTGCTCAACTATTCATAATAGTGTTATCAAAGGATAACATTGACCAGTTTATTCAACACTTTAAGATTGATATTGAGAAAAAAGAACAAGAAAAAATATCAAGAATCAAGAAAAAGAAGTGTAACACTATAACTTTTGGAGGTAAAAGTATTTATGGTACTTTGATAGATATAGCCTGCGAACGCTATGGCTGGACTATGGACTATGTTGTATGGGGTATTAGTTATGCCAACCTGCATATGTTACTTAATGATTACATAACATCTATATACCTTACTGACGACGAGATAAAAAAATATCATATATCTACGGACCGAACATTTATAAACGGGGACGATCCTAAAAATATGGATAAAATAAAAGGCATGAAGTGGGACTAAAAATAATATTAATCCCCTTATCCATATCCAACGTTATTAAGCATTCTTCTATAAATTTATTTTAATGCATCCTATTAATAATGTTCCACAATGTACACTGTTTTCTTATAAAGGGATAGTATCAATATGAATGATTTCACCATTTGTACCAATATCTATCGTCCAACATATCACGTCATTATAATTAGTCCATGCCCCAATAGATGGCACTTGAATTGTGGCATTTTCAAGTATTTGATAATAAACCTTTTCTCCAATATATATATAAAAGAAATTCAGAGGATATTGTTTTGCGCTTCCTTTTGTAGCAGATTTTATTCCAGAATTATATGTATTAAATGACATTGTAATATTACCAAAATATGGAGCATTAAATGTATATGATTTTCCGCTCAAAGTATTGTTTTTAGTAGATGGAGTCTTTTTGACTTTTGTAAACGATATACTTTTTGTTTTTTTATTTCCATATAAATCTTTATAGTCGATATTCACTTTAAGCAAATCATCTGATACTTCTTCAACTGTATAAATTGTTGTCCTATTAAAATAGGAATTTTGACATGATACTATATTTTTGGATTGAGTATAATCACCGCTATCTATAAACTCATCTGCAATATATGCCGAATAGAATCCATCATTTCCAAATGACACTACATAATTTTCACTTTCCCAAACACCTATAATTAGTGATTTCGTATCATCACTCGTCGATCCGGGTTCTCCGTCCTCCGTTCGTGCACATGATTGTAAAATAATAATTGATAATAGAATCAATATATATAAAAATAATTTCTTCATATCTTTATTTTTTTATTTATCAGCACATTTTTTCGCCAAATCAAGACCCTCTTTAAGACCATCGGCATAATTAAAAATATCATCGATAGTCTCAATGTCAATCCATTCATTCGTCTTGTAGTTATCCTTTGGCAAGCATATTTTTTTACTCCGTTTCCCTATATAAATGCGGCAAATCCACCACCATGTACTACCATCTATGTTCACGGAAAAATAAGTCTTGTAGTCGTTATATTGAATACGAGATACATCTACATACTGCCTCAATATACTGCGCACAATGTTATAGGCATCTATCTCCTCTTGTGTAGTAACTATACCTTTTTCTCGGTCTTGAAATACTACACCATCGGGAAGTTTTTCTTCATTCATTTCGTTTGGCTGTTGATTTTCATTCTCAACCTCCTGTGGTATCTGTTTTTCCTCCTTATTCTCATTCTTCATAGCCACATTTAAACGGTCGGATATAATATCGTTAATCACCGAAGCAATGGATTTCTTAACAATAGGTCTATATTGGTCCACAAGTTTTGCCGTATATTTCCCATCATTAAGATTACGGACAAAATAACGTGTAAATTCATCGTCTGGCATTTGGAAATTACGATTAAGCATTTCTTTTACTTGTATCGTGATTTGTAACTCTTGTGCCGTACTCAATATATCTTGCTCATTATAATAAGACTTATGAAACTTTTTTAGTTGCTCAATATCGTTGTCCGATAAGTCGAGCATATTCACCACAAGGAACGGCTTTTCGTCCATTATGTTCACCTTTTCTAAATCTGTATAAAAGCGATATTCTATTCCATTCGTCAAGACCCCAAACCTAGCCTTTGAAGCGACAAAATATCTTTGTAACTGAGTGTCATGTAAATTCAAGTTTTGTTTACAATGCTTGCATTCTATAAGTAATATAGGATTTTCGTCCTTCATTATGGCATAGTCTATTTTTTCGCCTTTCCTCTTAACTAAGTCACAATCCATTTCTGGTACAACCTCAAAGGGATTGAATACATCATATCCCAATGCTGCTATCACAGGCATTACAAAAGAGGTTTTTGTCGCTTCTTCCGTTGCTATGCTATCCTTCTGTTTAGCAATTTTCTCTACAATCTGTTGAATTGTATCTTTGAAATCCATATCTTATGCTGTTAAGATTGTTTCGTCAAAAGTATAATACAATAATCATTTATTAAAATATTTATACCCACACATTAGTTAAACTTTATTAACTCTATTCTATTTTATCAAAAGTATATGAATTTCATACACTTTTGTATATTTGCAAATGATGTGATGTTACATCTACCCCTTTTAATCGAAAAGACTCATGGCCGGACTTCATTTTGATATAACAGGCGACAATTCTAATTTTCTTCGTAAACTACGAGAAGTAGAAACCGGAGTAACCAATACTTCTAAGGAAATAGAAAAAAATGGATTGGGCATAGAAGATATGTTCAACAAAATGACGAAAGCAGCTGCAGCTTTTGGGGCTGGCTTTACAGCAAAAGAACTTATCCAAAATATTATACAAGTAAGAGGTGAATTTCAACAATTAGAGGTCGCCTTTACCACTATGCTTGGAAGTAGTGAAAAGGCAAACGTCCTTATGGCTCAGCTCACAGAAACAGCCGCCAAAACTCCATTCGATTTACAAGGTGTTGCCAATGGAGCTCGTCAATTACTGGCTTACGGTACTTCTGCCGAAGATGTTAACGAGACTCTTATACGATTAGGGAACATTGCAGCCGGACTTTCACAACCTTTGGGAGACTTAGTATATCTCTATGGTACAACTATGACACAAGGTCGACTTTATACACAGGACCTAAACCAATTCACTGGACGAGGTATTCCAATGATAAAAGAACTTGCCAAAGAATTTGGAGTAGCTGAAAGTGAAATCAAAGGAATGGTAGAAGCTGGTATGATAGGGTTTCCAGAGGTTCAGAAAGTCATACAGAACCTTACCAACGAGGGTGGTATGTTCTTTAACTTAATGCAAGAACAAAGCAAAACCATTACCGGACAGATTTCTAACATAGGAGATAGTTTCTCGATGATGTTGAACGACATCGGCAAAGCGAATGAAGGTATTATCAATGATGCATTATCCAGCGTTTCTTATTTGATAGAAAACTATGAAAAAGTAGGAAAAATACTAATTGAATTGGTCGGTACATACGGAGCATACAGAACTGCGCTCATTACTATTTCCGCCATTGAGAATTTGCGCTATCAAGCCACTCTTGCTCACATGGCAGGATTGACAAAGATGCAAGCTATTATTACCGTCCTGAAAACGAAAACGGATGCTCTAAATGTAGCAATGGCAAAAAATCCATATGTTGCAGTAGCAGCGGCAGTAGCAGCACTAGGTTTGGGCATTTATAAATTAGTCACTTATCAAACAGAAGCAGAAAAGGCACTGGAAAGGCTGGATGCTGCGGGAAAGGAATCTGAGAAAGCAGCCTTATCTGAGCAAAGGGAACTTGCTAAGCTCAATGGAGAATTGTCTTCATTAAAAGAAGGTACAGATGAATATAATACCGTCAAAGAAAAAATTGTTGCAGGATATAGCAAGTATTATGATGGACTCGAAGAAGAAATAAATAAGGTTGGACTCACGGAAGAAGCTTATAAAAAACTCACAAAAGCAATCACAGATTCTTACGGGGCAAGACAATACCAGCAATTCAAGTCGCAGCAGGAAGATTGGTTGGACAACATAATGTCCGATAATCTCGGAAAGATACAAGACCGCCTATATAGCGAGTTAGGAGATAAAGAAGGTGCAAAACTCTATTCAGAAATCTACCATGCCATATTGGAACGAAGAGATTTGGATGCTGCGATCCAAGACAAACTAAATGAAATACAAGACAAAGGTACGATTTTTGCGGATTCACGTATTGATACATATATCTCCAATATCCGAGAAGCGCAAAAAATAACAGAGGATTTAGATGGAAAAGCCCGTGAAAAGTTTGGCGTTACAAGTATAAATACCTCTCAACAGACAGCAAATGAGCCATTTTCCACCGAAGGTAAATCCATCTCCCAACTTGAAGAAGAAATCAAGAAGGCTGAAACCTCACTTGCATCATTAAAAAAGGCTCTTGCAGACGGCAGCGGAACAAAAGAAGCAGTGGATCAACAAGAAGCTTATATCAAGTCGCTTCAAGACACTATACTTGAACGTGAGAAAGATTTGAGAGTAATCAATGAAGTCAAAACACAAATCTCAAAATTAGAGAAAGAGCAGGGAGAAACCGTAAGCGGAAGCAAGGAATACAATGCGTTACAATCACGAATTGACGCACTCCGTGCAAAGCTGCCTAAAACCAAATCTGATAAAGCGGCAGAAGATAAGCAAGCAAAAGAGCAAAAAGAGGCCGAGCAGAAACTTGTTGATGAACTTCTTGAGCTTCGTAAAAAAAATCAAGAGAAAGAAATCTCCCTCTGGGAAGAAGGTAAAGATAAGAAATTGAAGCAAATTAACTACTATTATGAAGAACAGAAAAAAGAAATTAAAAAGAAAGAGAAAGAGCTGGCCGAGTTAAACAAAGTAGCTAAGATTGAACCCTCCAAGCTTAATGAGAATGGACTAACAACTGAACAACAGGAAAATATTGATACCGCAAATAGGTTAAATGAAAAGAATAAGAATAAACAGACCAAAGAAATTCTCGATGATGAAATTAACGCAATGAACGATTATCTTGCCGCTTACGGGAACTATTATGAAAAGCGTAATGCTATTATTGAGCAAGGCGAATCTCGTAAGGTAGGCAAAAACGAATGGGAACAGAAGTCTATTGACGAAGAAACAAAAAGGGCACTATCTGATTTGGATATAGAGGCGAATAAATCTACGTCTGCCATAAGTAAATTGTTTGACGATATGCGTCAACACACAGTTGCAGATATGCGTCTCATTGCTAATGAAGCTGAACGAGCATTCCAATTCTTGCAATCAGGCGAATGGGACGAAAACAAAGGTCTTGAATTTGGTATGACAAAAGAGACCTTCGACACATTGCGTAAATCTCCCGAAGAATTAGAACGAATTAGAAAAGGTATAGATAATGTCCGTAATTCCGCAGATCAATCTGAAACGGGGTTTAACAAACTAGCTAATGGTCTTAAAAAAGTATTCGATGCCGGTTCAAATACAAAAAAATTGCAAGATGGACTTGAAGAAATAAGAAGTGGATTAAGTGAGGTATTAAGTGTAGCCCAATTCCTTTCCGACACATTTTCAAATCTCGGAGAGGCTTTCGGATCTGATACACTGTCAGGCATTGCCGAAGGTATCAATGTGGCTATGGACGGCCTCAATTCAGCTATGCAAGGAGCAGAGGCAGGTGCTATATTTGGACCGATAGGTTCTGCTGCTGGTGCTGCCATCGGTCTTGTCTCCTCTCTTGCTTCCTCTATCGCAAAAATCCACGACGCAAAAAATGAAAAACGGATTCAGAAATTACAAGATCAGGTAGATACACTTGACCGTTCGTATGAAAAGTTAGGCAAGTCCATTGAAGCTGCTTACGGAAAGAGTGCTTCCAGCTTGATTGAAGACCAAAATAAATTGCTAGAACAACAAAAAGTACTTATTCAAAATCAAATTAAAGAAGAACAAGATAAAAAGAATACAGATAGCGACAGAATAAAAGAATGGGAAAATCAAATTGACGAAATAAACAATCTCATTTCTGATAACAAAGAAAAAGCTATCGATGTCATATTTGGTGAAGACCTAAAAAGTGCTATTGACAACTTTGCAGAAGCTTATGCAGATGCATGGGCTTCTGGCGAGAATAGGGCTAAATCTGCAAAAGATGTTGTAAAGCAGATGATGCAACAAATGGTAACAGAGAGCATTAAGGCAGCAATTAAATCCTCAAATAAAATGGAGGAAATACGCACTAAGTTGCAACAATTTTATGCCGACAACGTGCTTTCTCAATGGGAACAAGATTACATCAACAACATGGCTGAACAGCTTCAACAAGAAATAGATGCTCAATTCGGTTGGGCTGATAGTCTCATGGGAGAAAGTTCTACCACCGAACAAAAGTCGACAGCCGAAGGTTTTGAAACCATGTCACAAGATACAGCAACGGAATTAAACGGCCGGTTTACAGCGTTGCAGCTTTCTGGTGAAGAAATCAAAAATCAAATGATTTCAGCCGTAATCTCTCTAAATTCTCTTTTATCTGTATCAACTAATAGCAATTCTATACTAAATAACATTCTTAATCAACATGTGATTACGAATAGCTACTTAGAAGACATTGCAAAATATACGAAATTATTAATTGATATAAAATCCGATATAGCACAAGTCAATAGGAATACTAAAGATTTATAGATATGAATACAGTAAAAGAAATAATGATGGCTGCTTTACAAAAAGGAGCTTGCGATAAGTCTTATGGTGTTAGTGACTGGAAAACTCTAGTATGGTTGTTCTTTACACCACAAGGCATAGAGTTTTGTGAGAAGAACAACTTCCCTCCTATTGAAACGTTCCGTGAGATGAGTAATGATATTGCTAATTATTGCGTGTTTGTTGACACTAAAAATGTAAAAAGAAGTAATGATACCAATATTGCTTTAATAGGCAATACCAATGCGGAACTAGTATTTGACGATAATACTAGAGTTCACAAAGTTATACTCATTCATGGAGCCAGAGCTATAATAGTTGCCCGTAATTACGCAGTTATTAGACTTATAAACATACGAAATTGTCATGTAGAAATCAATAAAGACAAAACTTCAGTTATACTTAAATAAAATGGCATCGGGAGAGTTTTACATAAATGGGAAAGACTGCTATACAACTTGGGGTATAAGTATGGATACATCATCTCTTTCCTACTTAATGACACCGTCACCTTTAAAAGAGTTCATCGAAAACAAGTCTCGATTAGAAAATGGCAAACGAGTCCTGTCCTCTAATCCTAAAATCGATGAACGAAATATCACTTTAACTTTTAACCTGACGGCAAAAACGGAAGAAGAATTCTTTTCAAGATACAACAGCTTTTGTGAAGAATTGGCAACAGGCATAATAAATATAAAAACAAAGTATCAACCAAATATTACTTACAAAACAATCTATATTTCATGCAATCAATTTACGCAATTCATGAGAGGAATAGCACGATTTTCTCTAAAACTTGTCGAATATAATCCAGCAGATAGAAATTCATAAAAAAGAGCATGTTTTTCATACACTTTTATTATCTTTGACTGAAATCGTATGAAGATATACGAAACCATCATGATAGACATTAAAAACATACAAGGAGATACTATTTTATCAGTTCCTATAACAGAAGAATGTGTTCATGTAGAAGAATTGATGAAATCCGATTATGTAGAATTGTCGTGGAACTCGGACCAAAATGAAGAGATTCCGGTAGGGGCTTATATCATACTCGATGGTGAGAAATATTCTCTTTTGGATCCATATAATCCAGAACAAAAGAACGAGGTCGAATTTCAATACAAACCACAATTTCATTCGAAATTTATATCATGGGGTAAAGTGCCTTTTTTCATGTATTCTTATGATGAGAATAACGAGATAACTAATCGGGAGCCGGATTGGTCTCTTACCGATAACCCGGCCAATTTCATGAGTGTTATTTGTAAGGCTATCGAGAACGAAACCGGGGATACATGGACTTACGCCGTCGATTCTTCTCTTAACGCTTCCACTTCTTTATCTTTCCAATCAATCGACATATTGTCTGCCTTGAACAGTATAGCATCTGCGTTTGATACAGAATGGTGGGTTGAGAAAGATTCCATGATTATTCATCTGTCGAAATCCGAACATGGAGCTGTTGTTTCTCTCGAAGTTGGTGAAAACATCAATACACCTTCGGTCACAGAGGGAAAAGATGGGTATTATACCCGATTTTACGCATTCGGGTCAACTCGAAACATCGTACAGGAATACAAAGGTGCTAATGTCAACAATTTGGTCAACAAACGGCTGACTCTTGACCCTAAAAAATATCCGAACGGATATAAAGATATAAGGCCAAACCTTCAACAGGGAGAGATATTTAGCAAAATCCTCCAGTTCGATGATATATACCCTTCATCGGAACTCTCCATATCAGATGTCAGATTCCGTCTTATGTGGCGTATAGACTCGGAAACGAATGATAAAATACAGATAGGCACAGATGAAAACGGAGACCCTATATACGACCAATATGCGATATGGTATTTTCAAATACCGGAATTTAACTTCGAAAATTCCACTTATGACGAAGAAAAAAATCCGAATGGTATGCTTATACCCAATAAAGTACCTTCGGTACATTTCCAATCGGGGGCTTTGCAAGGTATGGAATTTGAGCTTATATACCATGATGAGAGTAAAACAATAACAAGTGATGATGGTATAAGCTTCGAAGTCAAAAAAGGAGATTTCGAGATTAAATATAAAGAGGAAGAAGGTAACTATATTATCCCTGCTATTACGGGACTTATACCGTCGGAAAATGACGATATTATCCTATTCAACGTCAAAATGCCGGAAGAATATACAGATTCGGCGTACATACGTCTAGAAACGGCTATGAACGAAGAAATAGAACGGCTTTCTTCCGACCAAAACAATTACCAGTTTTCATCTAATCCTGTGGTGTTCAATGAAAACAATCCTGATTTATCCATAGGAAGAAAAGTCGAATACATAAACACAGGATATTCATATGTTACTCGTGTTATAAGCCTTACAACCAAACTCGACTATCCTTGCGAACAGACTATTACCATCGGGAACAACCTAATAAAAGGGAATACGCAAGAACTGAAAGAAGAGGTTGCATCTGCTAATAAGAATATCGACTTGATTTCTGCCATCAATAATATGACGGCTTCCTTGCAACAATCGTATCAACGGACTGTAAAACAAATGCAGGAAGGATTTGCCCGTATTAACGATATGTGGAAATTCGACACAGAGTTGGAAAATACGATATACTCGAAATTTAATGTGTATTCACAGGGTGGAATATCCGCTCTTGGTGTATGGCGTGGAGAAGGGGGTGGCGGTGGCGAAGGAGGGCTCATCAAGCTCGTTCATGGGTTCGACGATCTGGGCGGCGTGTTCGACAACACCACGATGACGGAGACTTTCAACGCCTACACCATCAACGAGATTTGGAAACTCGCAAACGCCGGCGCATCTACGATAGGTACAGGCAATGTGGTGACGGCGGTCAGCAAGACAGCCCTCGGTATCGTTGTCACCAAAGGCATCACCCTGTACGATTGGGTGCAGCAGCCGAACAAGCCTACCTATTCGCTGGCCGAGATAAACAACGTGAGCGGCACATATACGGGGCTGACAGTCGGGCGTGCGGTCGAATCGGACAATGCGAAAAAGTTGAACGGACTTGACAACGGGGCTTTCCTGTATAAAAGGGGCGGCATGTATGAGACAGCCACCGGAAACGGGTGGTTGATTCGCACGAAAGTCGAAGAGGCCGAGGCGGCTATGTTGACGTTGCATCTGATCGGAAATGGATATTATAGCCGACGAATTATCAATACGATCGTACAGGCATATAATTATGCCCCGAACGATGTCGAGTTCACGGCTACGGCCGGTACGCATTTCGGTGACGATTTGGGTGACGTGAAGGTGTTCTTGTACGGGGGACACGTGTGTTTTTGGGTTTCGGCCAAGACGGATTACCAGACCTGCTCCATATTCGTCTATAACACATACGGGGCTTTGAACGGGACTTGCGAGAACTGTGTGGATAGTATATCGTTGTCTCCCATGCCGGCAGTCGGCGTGAGCAAGCTGACCGTGGTGACCCCGTCTGTCGCCTTGACGGATAACGATTCCATCGCCGCCGACAGGCTTAAAAATATCCGGACGATTTGGGGAAATCCGTTTGACGGATCGAACGATGTGTCCGGAAGTCTGTCGGGAGTCCGGGATATAACGATGGAGGGAGACATCGATGGAGCGAATGTAATCAGGGCTACGAGTATAAACCTTTCGACCGGGAGTAAGTCTGTCTCCATCTCCGCCGGAAGGATTGTGGCGACGAATAACATAAGGTCAAAGGAGAGTGTCACATCGGACGGTAACATCACGGCCGGAGGGGATATATCGTCGCAAGGCAATATTTCGGCACAAGGCTCGGTCACTGCTCTAACAACTTCGGACATGCGTTTGAAGCGAGATTTCGATTACACCCGAAGTTATACCGACAGGCTCTTGGCGATGGGCAGGGTATGCGATTTCCGATACACCGAAAAAGCACGGAAGCGTAACAAGGGCGGCGTGGACGGGAAAGCCCATACGGGGCTGATCTATCAAAAGGTGAAAGAGGTATTGCCATCGATGGCCTACGAGACGGGGGACGGTTACGGAGCCCTTAATTACCTCTCACCCGACTATATCAACACCATCGCCGGTGCAACGCAGGAGACCGCCCGTCTGGTTAAAGCCCTTAAAAAAGAGGTGGAACGATTGAAAAAGGAATTGTCCGAATTAAAAGAGAAAGGAGGAAAGTGAGCGTATGGCCATCGATAAAAACAAGATAGCAGCCCCGGTAGCGATAACCGACCCGTATAACCTGCTGGGAATATACCCGAAGAACGGGGTATGGGACGTGGCCGACATTGTTGCCCTCGAACGCCCCCTGTTGCAGGGTGGCCGTCCGGGACGTATCAACAAATGGAGCCGTCATAAACCCGTGCGCTATCCGCAGGCTGCGCCGCTATCCGACAACTATCCCCAACAGGCCGGCGGGGTCACGACATATATCGACCAGTGGGAAGGGAGCGACACCGACAAAAATCAGGGCATACGCTATGGGCTGAAAGCCACGATACCGCACGGAACGAATATCGTCGCTATCCATGACACCTCCTTCGACTATGTGGCCTATCCCCACCCGGGTACGGATTTTTGTCGCCTGAGCGATTTCGACGGCTACGACCATAACGCAAAACCCAATCTTACCGGAAGCAAAATTGATGAAATCAGTGCGGACGTGCCGTATCTTTTTGTCGACATCAACTATTACGACACTTCGGTGAATCCCACCGGCGTACCCGTCGAATCGTGGCTGTCTCTGGCCTCCGACAAGAGTATCGGCGATTATTACCCGGCTATTTTGGTAACCGATGGAAATGGAAGCAGTTTTGCCCGATTGCTGACAAATACCTCGACAAATACCGTAACCACCTTGCGGATGGGCAATGTGTGGTACTCTGCTTTCAAGGTGAAGTTTTTCAGTGACGATACTACTCCGCCGATACTTCCTGTCGGACAGAGCGACACATTTCCAGGGGAGGATTCGGTAGGGGCGAATTTGAAGGTGACATTGTTCCTTATCGATAAGAAGTCGTTCGAATATTGGACGGGTGTCGACAAACAGATTACCATGGCGGATTATTTCCCCATACCCACATCGATAGCCATGACAGCCGAGATAAACAGCACATATACCCCGATTAAAATCGTGGATTTCACTTTCCTTTCGAGTTACTTTCAGGTGCGTATCAGTTTTCCGAACGGAAATCCTCCGGTGGGTGAGAAATACACCTTCCGCATTTCGGGATCCGGATTCCTCGCAATCTATGATTACGAATACAAGGGAACTGGGATTCTCATTTTGAATATCCCTTTGGGGACGACACATCCGGACCTTCCACCGGGAACCCATACCTATTACTTAACCTGTTCCGTGTATGGGGTCTCCTCGTCGGGAGAGGCCGGCGTCCAACTCGACTCCCTATCCAAAAACGTGACATTCGACATTCCCGACAGCGGGATTATCAGTTAACCATAAATACAAAACATTATGATTGAGTTAGTAAAAATCAGCGAGAACATCAGCCGTCAATTCGACGGACAGGAAACGGTAGATAACCTGCAAGCGGTCAATTACCGAATTGTGGAGAATGGAGTGGAAAAAGGCCATGTCACTGTCGGGCAAGGCAGTTTTAACATGAATGTCTATTCCATGACCTCCACGGTTGAGGAAACGAAAGCTCTGGTGGAAAAAATGTTCAACACATTATCCGATGGCAGCGATGAGTGAAAAAGAGCCCGTAGTGAAATACTCGTGGGAGGATATTAAGTTTACCATTGGCTTTGAGGACAAGAACGGGAGCCCGATCGATGCCGAGACGAAGAAGTTTAAGTTCATCTACAAGGACGAGGCCGGTTGTTGTTGCGAAGTGAGCTACGACGGAAAGACACGTAAAAACTGTGTGTTCCGTGACGGCGTGCTGTACGGCATATTCAATTCCGGGACTTTCCGCTATGGCTTGCTCACGGTCGAGAGGCACTACTGGATAGAGGATGCCGATTTCGATGACGGCAAATGGGACTATGGCGATGTTTACAAAACCAATATAATCATCAAGTGATATGGCAGATAGTGATTGCATAATCGTTCATGAGCAGGTGGTAGTGCCTGATGCCGTTGTGGTGGAGGAAATGGTTGCCTTGCCCGGTGAAAAAGGAGACAAGGGAGACCCTTTTACCTACGACGATTTTACGCCGGAGCAAATCGCCGATCTTCAACGTCCTGCGACAGAGGCGGCGAAAGTTGCCAATGAGGCAGCTGAAAAGGCAAACAAGGCGGTCACGGATATAAAGGTTCTCGGTGTCACGTTGACGGCAGAAGAAGCAAAACGGGAATCTGCTGAAAGCGGCCGTGCCTCGGCGGAGAGTGAGAGAGCCGAAGCGGAAGTTCTAAGAGAGACGAGTTTTTCCCAAATGCAAACTACGCTCGAAGGACTTATTTCCGATACAAACACAGCCACATCGAACGCCAACACAGCGGCGGGAAATGCGGAGAATGCCGCAACGGCAGCGAACAACTCGGCAACTCTCGCTAATGAGGCGGCTGACAAAGCGAACCAAGCGGCGGAAAGTATAGCATACAAAGAGAATGGTTTTTACATTTCCCATGCTTTTCTTGAAGCCACAGATTTAAGGTATATAGGATTCAAAGATATAAAAAACGACAAGACTTGTTACCTGCTTACGATGGGCAGGTGCTTGAAGTTTTCTTTGGACACTTACGAGGTGTTTTGGGACGTCAAATTGGAAGATTATGGATCGTCTTGGCATAATGCGGCTGAACAATTGAGGGTAATTGATGATACCGTATATATTGTATGTACGAAATACATTGACCAAAATACCGGTATTTGGCTTATCAAACTGAACGAGGAAGACGGCACATTCATTTCCGAGGAGCTGATACCTATTCCTGTTCAGTATGTATACAGTACATTTATTAAAAAAAATGTACTGATAACAAAAGATGCCATAGCAGGATTTGATTCTGTAAGCAAAAGATTTTTAAAGTGTAATATAGCTGATAAGTCAACAGAAATTATAGGAACAGCACTGGCAGCCCTTGATAATCGATGGCTTAAACTACCTAATGGATACATTAAATACTGTGTATCCTATCTTGAAGCCAATAACCTAATAAAGGTTATTACAGAGGATTTTGAAATCTACACATTTGAGCTTAGTTTCAACAATAGTGAAAATTTTGAACAGCATTACTCAATTTTATGCAATATAAACTTTGAAAATAAAAACATCTCTTTTTTAAAAGGTGAGACACAATTTTACAATACAGTTTTAGAAGAAGTATCGAACAATCATTTTTTGGCAGAATATAATAATCCCAAGAAAGACAATAAGCCTTTAAAATCATTATATGAGTTTTATAATAACAGTCTTGTTATACAATATATGGATAATTCTTTAAGCAGTACTATATTAACAAACCCTACATTGCAAGTTTCAATTCCTGCTTATTATCCTGCCAGATCATTTTTCATGAGTAATATGGACAATGGTCTATCTCTTATACCATATAATCTTTCAACATCAGCAACTGGTATTAAAACTGAAATAATCAAAAGATATTTTTCTTAAAAATGTATATAGATATTAAAAACGAGAAGATTATAGGCATATACGCCGACAATGAGAGAGAAGGGTTGATAGATGTCGGTATTATCCCATCGCCAGAGGAGATACCCGGAAAAATACCCGTGATGTATTACCGGAACGGGGCGATAGTCTATGAGTACGAAGAAGCACCGGAAGCGACGGAGGACGGCACGGAAACACCACCTGCCCAAATAGACTACGGAGAAACGGTAAACGGATTGATCCGTCGGAAATATACCTTGTCGGAGGAGTTGGCGATACTTCGGCAAAGAGATACGAAGTCAGAGGAGTTCGAGGCTTATAACGCCTATGCGGAATCCTGCAAAGAGGAAGCTATATTGTTAATCGAAAAACAGAGACATTGATATGGGAGGGATAAACGAGGCTACGGAGGTAGCCAGAGGGATAAGCGAACAGGGGTTCTTGGTGATGACCGCAGCATTCTTCTTGGTGTTGTCGGCCATGATGATGGTGGCCTGCTTCAAGTGGTTCAAATCGATTATCACCAAGAGCATGGAGGATTACGGCGAATCCCTGAAAGAGCTTATCGAAAAGACGAACGACCAGAATAACATGTTGTCCGACATATCGGAAGGTCTTAGACCGGAAACGCAGCTTCGAATAAAGAACATGACGAGTGAATTTTTCAACCTTTCCGCCAGACGGGTTTTGGAAATTATCGAACAAGTTAGGAAGGAAAACCATATATCCGACAGGAATAGGACGCATGAAAAAATTATCGGAAATCTCACGAACCAGTACGAGGACAGGAACAGCCGTTTCGACTACTTTACCTATCGGGGTAAACGTCTTTCATGTTATACCAATCCTGAATGGATAGACTGGGTGGCAGAGGTTGTCGAGAACGAGATATATGCCCATACGGTGAACGATGACAGGGCTAAAACCAATGTATTTTCTGTCTATGACCGTATCAAGCTCGATTTTTATCACCGATTAAATAACGAATAATATGAAGAAAATTTTGGAAAGAATCAAAGGGTTGTTATTGTCTATTCCCCACGACAAGCTGCTGCATTTTATCGCAGGAGGTGTGATCGCCTCTTTCTTCTCCATCGTGATAGGTGCGACTGCGGAATATTGTGTGCTGTTCTCTGCCATAGCGGGCTGTATCAAGGAGGCTGTCGACGAGTGGAGGAAGCCGGGGGCTTGGTCGTATGCCGACTTGCTGGCGACCATACTGGGAGGGCTGGTGATTCAAATCGAGGTTTGGATTGCCTGACGAAAAAAAATGAATTTTTATAACCCGGCGACGGGAAAGCGTTCTTTGACTTTTTGGAATCACCGTTTTAATGTTAAATATACAGTAAAAATTGAATCGTTTTTGCTTCTAAATAATCTTTGTTGTATATTTGTGCTACAAATTTTATTCGGATTATTTGATTTTAATTTCAGATTATCCCCAATTATGCCAAATCTTAAAGCAAAATCTGAGGAGAACATTCATGCCGCAAATTTGTTAATAGATAAAAGCTTATTTACGGCTTCTGTACATTGTTCTTATTATGCAGCATTCCAAATGTCGAAATATGTTTTGGCTAATTTCTGTGATGTTGGGTATAAAGAGCAAGATAATAATTCAAAAGGTCAAGGATCTCATCAATATGTTTCTACTGTTATGAGCAATAATCTTGAGAAGAAAAATAGATTTTACATGATTGATTATAACAGGCATTACAAAACAATAAAATACTTGCGAAACAAAGCTGATTATTCTACTGATTTTATTGATAAGGAAGAAGCGAAAGAGGCACTTGAATCATCAAATGGTATCATAAGGTTGTTAATTTCTAAATATTGTGAGTTATGAATGCAACGGATTTTATTATCTCCAAACTTAAATCGATTTCCTCGAAAATACCGGGAATAGGGATTAAGTATGCTTATGACAGACCTACTGATTTCCATATCGTGGAGATTTCACCTGAAAGCATAAGACTGAATGACGAGGAATATTTGGAAATGGAGTATATGCTATGGAAAGAATTTCAAAATTCATTCCCGGAAGAAGATTTATTGGTCACAGGTGTAAAAAAAATGAATAATATGGATAATATCCTATTTGAAAAGTCACTTCCTGTTGACTATGGGAAATATAGCTCTTTTAACCCGTTTTTTTCTATAAGGTTTAAACTTAGCCGTAAAGAAAACATCAATACAAATCAAGAGTATTCATATATAAATGATTCATATAACATAGCAGCATAGCATAATCATGGAAGAAAAGAAAGCGAAATTCAGATTATTAGATTTTAAGGTCGAACATTCCCATTTTGATATTGATACAAATAATATAAAAGAAGGTGATACTGACTATTCTATCGAGGTGGGAAGGCAGAATGGTATCAACGAGGAGAAACGAATATTCCGTCTTGGCCTTATGGTTAATATAAAAGATGCTAACAATGCAGTCAATATATCGGTTGAAATTGCTGGATTCTTTGAATTTGATTCTGATTTGGATAATCAAGCGAAGAATAATTTCTTCATGATAAACGCCCCTGCGATTCTTTTCCCCCATGTGAGAGCCTATGTTTCGGCATTGACTGCTTTATCGGGATTAAAACCGATTATTTTGCCGACAATAAATTTCTCGGCACACAAAAATAAAGACGATTAAAGATTGTATTTCAATTTGCTTCAAGCGGTGATTCTAAAAAAGTCACCGCTTTTTTTGTCGCCAAAAATGAAGAATGGATATGAAATACTTCACGATGAAAGAACTCACAAAGAGTTCGACGGCAGATAAACTGGGTATAGACAATACCCCTACTCCCGAAGCGTCGGTTTCGTTGTCGAACCTTGTCACCCATGTTTTAGACCCTTTGCGGGAGATGTACGGAAAGGCGATAACCGTCAATTCGGGCTATCGTTGTCCCAAACTCAATGCCGCCGTGGGTGGGGCGAAAAACAGCCAGCACATGAGGGGCGAGGCGGCGGACATCACGGGAGGGAACAAGGAGGAGAACAAGAAACTGTTCGAATTGATTCGGGATAACCTTCCCTTCGACCAGTTGATTGAATATAATTATAAATGGATTCATGTAAGCTATTCATCAATGCATGATAATAGAAGTGAAATTCTACATTTAAATCACTGATTATTAGCATATAAAATAAATTATTTGTATATTTATAGTATAATAATTATGTGAGTATGAGAAAGGAAGACACCAAAATTTTCAGGATTGGAGAAACATCAATCAATTGTCAAGGGATAAAAATGGAAATTATTGCATATCGAAAATGTAATGATATTGATATATTGTTTCTTAATGGGAGTGGTGAGGTAAGAAAAACTAAATATTGTCATTTCTTATCGGGACAAGTCAGATGCAACTCTGTACTAATTAAAACAAAGAAAGCAAAGGAAAAGGAGAAAAGAAAACAAGTTATGCTTAATAATGGGGCAATACCTATACCTTTTAATAAAAAGTATTATGTGGATAGATATGGGAATGTATATAATTCTAATTATAAAAAAATTAAACCTATAAAAATTGGAGGGTATTTGCATTATGATATCCCCAAAGCAGGAGAACAGCATGGAAGGTGTTTAGCCCATAGAATTGTTGCGTTATCATTTATCCCTAATCCGTATAATAAGCCACAAGTTAACCATATCGACGGTAATAAATACAATAATATAGTCGACAACTTGGAATGGGTTACCCCATCAGAAAATCAAAAGCACAGATTCGATGTACTACACGATTCCCATTTTGGAGAAAAGAATACGCAATCTAAACTCACAGAAAAATGCGTGAGGGAAATTATAAAATTAAGCCAGTCGGGGTTATCTTATAAAGAAATATCGAAACGCTTTGATGTTTCTCCTTCTACTATCTACGATATTATTTCCGGGTATTCATGGGCACATATTACCGGTATATCTCCAAGAAGGAACAAGGAAAGAATGATTCAATTGGGATATTATGACAAATACTGAGCCTATGAGACATATCGTATTCCTATTGTTTTTGACTGGCTTGGCTGCGACGAGTTGTACCAGACATGTGTATGTGCCTGTGGAAACGACAAAGAGCGACACGGTGTATCTGAATCGTGTGCAGCTCGATTCCATATACATGCGGGACAGTGTTTTCATCGAGAAATCGGGAGATACGATACGGGAGTTCCAATACAAGTACATATACAGGTTCAAGGACAGAATCGATACGCTGTATATATCCAAGACGGACAGCATACAAGTACCCTACCCCGTCGAGGTAGTAAAGTACAAGACTCCCCGATGGTGCTGGTGGACACTCGGTGGCATTGTCTTGCTGCTTGTCCCTTACATCGTGAAATGTATAACAAAATTGAAAGGACTGGGTTTCTTGATATAATTTGATTTACGACTCCTTCCGGGGCTTCGGAGTATAAAGAGGAAAGCCTCAATCTCTTGCTGCTCTTCCAAAACTAACAAGAGACAACATCACTGGGAATGTTACGAGGCTTTCACAGCCTTTAAACAGGAACGTGATGTTTTTTATTGTGTCAACAATCTATAATTTAACAAATATTTAAAAAGGCAAGAGATATGAAAACCAATGAAATCTTTGAACACGTCTTGCAAATCGTTTGCGAGGAATGTGAGCTGTGTTACGGCGAATTGATTAACGGTGCGAACAAAAATGCGGTAGACGCACGTTGCCTGCTCATCTGTGCGTTGGTATCGCTCGGCTTCTCTGAGGAGAACACCGCCGCTTATCTTTCCATGACCCGACAGGGAGTGAACAAATTGAAAAACAGCCTGAAACAGCGGTGTTCGGGAAGTTTTATTCTGACAACGACAAATCAACGGGTCAGCAACAGGATAGCCACCGAAATCCGAGGATAGCAACGGCAATAGCCATACGTTTGTATGCGGCCGATATTGGCCGTAACCATCAATTATATCTATATGGAAAGAACGTATGTTTTCAATCAAGAGCCCAATGGTGGCGGAAGCAAGTTCGACATCATGGCTTTATTGCCCAACCTGATGGGCGGTAAAGGGGTCGATCCCGGACTCTTGGCCCTTCTCAATCAGGGAAGGAACAATCAGGACGCTTGGGGCGGAGGCATGTGGTGGATTTGGATTATCCTGCTGTGGTTCTGCTGGGGCGGTAACGGATTCGGAGGTTTTGGCAACCGGGGCGGGCTTCCTGCCGAGTTGAACGGCGATGTCGGACGTGAATACCTGATGTCGGCCATTCAAGGGAACGGTAATGCCATCAACCAACTCGCTTCGTCCTTGAACTGCTCTACCCAACAGTTACAATCCGCCTTGTGCAACATTCAGGGCTTGATTCAGGGTGTCGGCAACCAAGTGGGCATGTCCGCACAACAGATCATCAACAGCATTCAATCGAGTAATTGTACGCTGGCGACTCAAATCGCAGATTGCTGCTGCAAGACGCAAAACGCAATCGAGAGACAAGGATACGAAACCCGTATCGCCACCTCGGAACAAACCCACTCCCTCGTGGACAGCGGCAATGAGAACACTCGTGCCATTTTGGCGAAGCTGGATTCTATCCAAACTCAGGCTTTACAGGACAAGATCACCGCTTTGACGGCAGAGAAGGCTACTTTGGCGGCTGAAATCTCCCAACGGAACCAGAATGCGACCATTCTCAATGCGGTAGGGCAACAGATTGCTCCCCTCGCTGCCGGTTTGCAGGCTCTCCAAAGCGATGTGGACGGCATCAAGTGTAAATTGCCCAATACCGTTCCCGTGGTATATCCGAACATTCAGGCTGTAAACACGGACTTGTGCCGGGCTGCCGCTTATGGTGCTTATGCGGGCGATGTCGCATACGGACGCAGCGGTTACGGATGCGGTTGCAACAACTACTGGGGTTAATTCCAGTAAGAAAGGAGGTATATATGTGGCCTAACTTTTTTACAGGGTTTCCCTTTCCGTTCCCGACGCTGGGCAGGGCGAATTTCAACACGCTGCCCACGGTGGCGGTGACGGTCGGCACGGAGAACGTGACTTTGGAACTTCCAAACCATGCGTTCCGTAACAGGGACTATGTGGGAGGATTCTATATCAATCTCCGTCAGGCTATACCCGCCGGAACGACCGCAACGCTTCCCATTCTCATCGGGACGAACGGGGACACGAGACCTCTGCTGGCTTACAACAACGAGCCGGTGACGGTAGAGAATATCGCCGGTACGGGGATCTATGAAATCCATTACAACAAGTACACCAACGAAGTGTATCTTGTCAACGGTGGGTACAGACCTACTACGGCGACGGCGGCAACCAACGTCGCTGCCAAAAGCAAATAATTAACACGGGGCTGCCTTTTATCGGGCAGTCCCATTAAATCAAAAAAACTATGTTTCAGAATCTTCGAGCAAACAACCAGTTATTTATCCTTCATAAGGACGAAAATCCCTTAGTGGATATAGGCTCCGTCGTCAGCGTTTCAGCTGCGAAGCCCAAGTACCCCATGCCGACACCTATCGGGCAGATACCCCAGATGGAAATGGTGGTGGACGTGGTGGTCTGCGTGAACGGGCAGAACACGACGTTCCAGAACTTGCCGGCAGGTGCGGACATCGCTGACTTCGGGCAAAACGGCAACATCGTCATATCTTGTTCCAGAGAGGCCATGAACTCGGAAGTGTCGGCTATCCGGCAAAAGAGCTTGGACGAACTGAACCGGCGTAATTACCACGAGAACGTGATTGCCGGGTGCGACAAGATATTGACAGTTTTGAATCCCGAATTTGCGGAGAAGCAAAGGCAGGAGCAGGAGATTGCCACCCTCAAAGGGCAGATGTCCGAAATGAGCAGAAGCATGGCCGACCTAATGGCCATGAACAAAAAACTGATGGAACAGCTCAGTGTTTCTGAAACTTCTAAAAACAAAAAGTAATATGGGAATGTGGTCAATATTAGAAGAAGGCCGTGGATATGAAGGATTCAATGAACGCGGCGGTAGAGAGCTCGAAATGGCCTACAAGGAAGGTTGCGAGCACGGCTACAAGAAAGGCTATGAAGCTGCCATGCGGGAAATGCAGGGCGGCGATATGGGCTTCCGTGGCAATAATGGCGGCAGTTACGGCGGCGGGAATTATGGCGGAGGTTCTTCCAGTGGAATGAACAACCGTTATACTCCCGGTTATCCTCCTTCGTACTATGACGAAATGGGGGAACGCAGACGCAGACGGGCCAACGGCGAGTTCTATTAATCGGGAGGGGAGAAATCCCCTCTCTTTTCAAAAACATAAAAAAGCAGTGTTATGAACCAACGATTAGACATTTATGATATTTTCCCCTCCGGCATGACGGAGTACCTTTCCCGATACGGCTGGCACTTCTCCAAGAACATGTGTGAGTGGGCGGTTTCCAGAATGAAGGCCGAAAACAAGGCCACCGGAAAGAAGGAGGAGATAAAAGCCCTTTCGAAAGAAGACGTGGAGGTCATCTTGACACAGGCGGGCGTGAAGTTGGAAAAGGCCAAAGGGTACGACCATGTATTTGTCGCCAATATGGGTAAGGCCGACTATTTGAAATCATCGATTCCCGACGATACCCATTTGGCTCTGTTTGTAAAGGACTATATCGACGACCCTGACGGTTACGACGGGTTGCCATTTACACGTTTCTATGCCGACTGTATAGGTTCGGGTACTCCGATCATGTGGGAAAATATGTTATAAAACATGATTGTTCAGGATTTCTACATAGCGAAATACGACTGGCACGTAAGGGTTTTTTACGCCGTTACCACCTACTGGACAAACACCATACTCCGGGAGCTGGAAAGGATCGGTTGTACGGGGAATAATCTGGAAAATGCTTTCAGAAGTTTGTCGTCCGGTAACTTGAATACAGGACTTACATATTCCAATTTCGAGCATCGACGGACGGTGATGGTAATTGCCATGACGACGAGTCCCGAACAGTTCCAAAACTCTTGGGACCATGAAAAGGGGCATTTGTGCAGGCATATATCCCGGACGTTCGGCATTGACCCTTACGGGGAGGAAGAACAGTACCTTCGGGGATATATCGGGCAGAAGATGTTCCCCGTGGCGAAGAAGTTCCTATGTGAGTGTTGCAGAAATAAATTAATTCGGGAAATACATGGAGATATTTAAAATCATACAAGCCATCTGTTCCGGCAAGTCGAGGAAGGAGGTTTATAACCTGCTTTCGCCGGAAGAGAAGGATACCTTGAATCGGGTTGCCGATAACGGTCTTTTGAACAGGAGAATGAGGCGAAAATTTCAAAGGAATATTCGGAAATGCAAATGATGAACAGGGAAATGCCGGGGTGAGAAGCTCCGGCATTCGTGTTTAATTCCATGTCAATCATTTTTGCGGAAAATCTTCCACAACTATACGAAAATAGACTATATCGTATAAAATAATGAGGAAAATTTTCCACATCATTCGTTTTGTTAAATATTGATAAATCATGAAATATTTATACTATAATATTTTGTATATACAATAAAATGTAGTATCTTCACCATGTAATCAAAAACAAACAGTAACCAATTAAAATAGAGTCATGTTACAGAAAGGTACAGAACAATACAAAGAAGCTCAGGAATTATCCAACAGACTTCAACAGATTGCTAACTATGAAAGATGGAATAATAACAATTCGTATGAGTTGCATTTCAACCCGTTCTATCGGTTTTTAAACGAAATAATCAAGTTGAATGTGTTTGCCTCCAATGTGGCCAAAACGATAGATGAAAAATGCACTTATCCGAGTTTCAAGATTGCCAACATGTCGAGTAAGCAAGCATGGATACTTGCCTGTTCGGCGATCGAGAATAACATAAATCTTGAAGATTGTTATACACCAGTATGGGGCAAATAATTATAAATAAAAATTACTTATATATGGAAACGAAAAGAACAATGGTATTATCATTTCATGTTTGCCGAGGTGGCAGATTCTTTAACCCCGGTCATGTTGAATTTGTCGGAGAAGAAACATTCTCAGATGTGTGTAGCATGTTGTCAGATCGCTTGTTCACGAAAGACAGGGACGAGCATGGGAGGTTCTGCAAACCCTATATTGCAGACGAAGTGGGCACTGTCGTTAGTGAGGACGACGAGAACGGAAGAACAGGAGAGATAGACTTCGATGGTGATTATGACAGATATTATACTATCGAGATAGAGGATATAGACGACCTCAGCGACTCGGAATTGGAAGCCATAAGGGAGTATAAAGGGTATATAAGCGAAGATCTTGAACATCTTGTTAAAGTCGATGACGACGAGGAAAACGAGGAGGACGAAGAATGAAAAGGGAATTTCCACTATTCATTGTAGACCATAACCGGGCGCACAAGTTCGGAGAAGTCGACTTCATATACTGCTCGGACATAGACAATGGATTCATCGCCAAAGTCGAGTATATCGACGGCATTGTCGAGGAAGTCGGAGAGGATTACCGTATAGAGCCCGGATTTTCGGGGTCGAATCTCTCCGCAAAAATCAGCATTAAGCGTATTACAGGTAAAAATCCTGATAAGACTAAAATACGGGGCCTTTTAAAACAGGCTATGAAGTATTATACATCGCTATCGACATTCTCGGCAGACATCGGCAATATTACGGTTCGGCAAATGGTGTTGTTCATTGATACGCTGATTTTAGACGGTCGTAAGAATGCGATTGCAGCCGGTAGTGATTATAATTATAGGAATACGGTATTAACATCTATCGCATTTTTAGAAGCGATAAAGAAGGAATTAATAGGAGTATGACAATAGAAGATTTATCGAAACAAGTGCGTAAGATTCGCGAAGAAAAGGGACTGTCCCAATATAATATCTGGAAACAGGGTATGAACTTTGGAACAGTCATTGCCATTGAGAGTGGGAAGAATGTCAACTTGAACAACTTCCTTAAATACTGTGAGATTGTAGGAATTGATGTAACTTTGGAAGAGAAAAAACAAACAGATAATACATTCAACAAATATAAAAACAAGCGTAATATGAATAATTCAAATCAACAAATTTGCATTGGAAAAACGACCGATAGTTTCGAAGTGCTAAAAAAGTTATGCGAAGAAAAGGCTAAATCTTTATTGTTAACAATGGATTTTTCTTCTGAACCGACAAAATCTGTATCTTTTTGGACTTCAGATTTTCCTGAACTTATTTGTATTGGTATTTTTTTTAAAGAAAAAGAAGGTAACATACATTATGATTTAGATTTCTCACAAAGCACATTATAGCATTTGTAAGCTGATTGTATATAATAGGCTGTCCCAGATTCTATTTTGAGGCAGCCTATATTTTATTCTCCTTTAATTAACTTGATGTATTGTAAATTAGAGATGTCATATTTGTCTGGATTGTTTACATAATCAATAACAAGATTTATCACACATGAAGCTTGCTGTTTTCTTACTTTTGTATAATATCGTATTACACCTCTTGATGTATCAGAATGTCCCAAACAATAATCGATAATAGAATCTGGAACGCCTAATTCAGATGCCATTTGAGCAAATGTTTTCCTCGCTGAATAATAAACAACCTTTTCCTTTATCCCCAACTCCTCGCACATTTTTTGTATGCACTTTGACAAATAGCTCCTAAAATTATTATATGACAGTTTGTATCCGAAATCTAATTTCCCGGTTTTATTATTTATCCATCTTTTTATGATTGGTTTTGCGCATTCTGGAATATCAAAACTAGTAACAACTTGTTCATCTGTCATATTCTTTGCTTTTTGTCTTATATATGAAATTATATTCATATTTCGGAAATCTATATCTAATAAGTCTATAAGGTTTATCCCGCCCAAATAGAATGATAGGCAAAATAAATCACGAGCCATAACTAATTTTTTACTTGTTGGGTTCGATAATCTAATCATATTTATAGTTTCGACACTAACACATATATCTCTTACCCTTGATGCCGATATTTTAATAGAATTAAATGGATGCTCTTGTATTATAACATTATGCTCTTTAATAGCACGATTGATTATTGTTTTTATATTTCTTAATTCTATAGAAATCGAAGCTTTCGACAATGATTTTTTTCTCAAAAACTTATCATAATTACTGATAATATCCTTATTTATATCTGTGATAAGAAGATCTCCATTTGTAAATTCTGTAAATTTACGTAAACTCCTATCCATGATACCAGCATATCCTTTTTGGTTATTTTCTAACAAAGTTTTAATATACAGTTTACATATTTCAGCAAAAGTAGGAATCTCATCACTGGACGAATTTTCTAACATATTCTTCAGTTGAGCACTTGTATATAGACCTATGTTTCTTATATTATCTAGTTTTTCCTGATATAAATTAAGAAGATTTCTCAGCTTTGTATTAATGATAGCCGCATCATTTCGTTTAACAACTTGACCATTTTTAAATTGAGATTCAGAATCTATTACGAAACGGGTAACAATGTAGCTTGTCACTTGCTTATGACATATTGCGATTCTAATTTTATGAGAACCGTTTTTTAACTTCTTTGCAGGAATAATTGTTAATTTGATAGTAGCCAT